ATGTTCATTTCACTTTTCCTCAGATAATAAAAAACCGCCCGAAGGCGGCATTAACTGTTTTCTATGTCTTTTCTGGCTTTTTTAAACTCTTTGATCACTTCTACGATCGTTTTACCTTCCTGCTTATCAATGAAGTTAAAGATCCACCGGACCAAAGCCCAACCCGGCAATCCACAAACAAAGAAGAACCCTCCCAGTGTTATCATCCCCCATACATCAGTAACCCATTCATGAAGTCCCCACTTCACAATAATGAATGAGCCGCCCGCAAGACTTGATACAACTGTGCAGATCAAACCTACGGCCCACTCTTGTGGTGAGCGTGGCATACGAGTCATTAATACAACTGCTGCGACTAAGGCGACCGCTAAAGTCACCATGATTGCAGCTCCGTAAAATTTTAAAATTGCTGTTAAACCGCTTGTGGAAACTGGTTCCATTTATATCTCCAGAAATTTAAGTAAAAAACCGCTCGGAAGCGGTAGTTGTTCGTTGTTCAATCCATCATCGGAGCGATAAAAAAGCACCCGAATTGGGTGCTCTAAGTTCTTTCAAAGTATTAAAGGGTTTGTAAGATTTTCCCTCCATTGATCAATTTAGTCGTAAGTGGTGCCACTCCAATAATTGCGGTACCACCTGCTCCTGGTTGACCTTCAGTTGTACCATGGTATTGCCAGTTCCAAGTTCCATCATTAGTAGACTTGGTACCACGCTGCCCCCAGCCTCCGCCATCACCAGATAAAGGGGATCCATAACGGCCATCATTAGGAGTTCTGTACCCCTTACCTGGAATCTCAGCTTCAGCATCTGTTACTTTAACAACCAATAAATAACCCCCTTCCAGATACCAACGCCAGTCCTGAATATCATTGTAGATTGGCTGTCCAGTCATAACTCGACCAAACGGTGCTCCAGCTCCACCAGGAACACCCTGCACTCCATAGCCAAGTTCAGTGTAGATGCCACTTGGTGTAGCACCTCCACCAGACCCACCACGAGCCAGTGTTCCGCCATCGATAATCAGGTTCAATTTGCTGTGCCTGTTCATTAAACCCGGTGCGCCTCGGAATCCATCACGGCGCGTTCTGGTAAAGTTATAATTTGGATCACTGGTCCATGCACCAAATGCCAAATGTGGCAAACCACCATCACCACCACGCCCCACAACAGCACCCTTAATCGTAAGATTTACGACAAGACTGGAAGGAAATTCACCAGTATCAATTGCGGCTATTTCCGGAGCAGCAGGAATAATAAACTCTTTAGTCTCGTAATTATTAGTATGCTTATAAACCATTCTGGTTTCCGTCCTAAATGAACTCGAACTGGATACCAAAGCACCTGCCTCAACCACGAAACTAATTTCTCCTGTAGTTGGCAAGTCGCCTCTTTGCATCTGATATAGACGTGCAAGATTAATATCTAACTGGTCATATCGAATGTAAATTGGTGAATCATCAACTGGCACGTCAATAAAGTCTTTATCGTTGAGGTAATACCGCACATCGTAATTCACTGCAGTTATCGTATTTGAGAATTGGTCTACAGGATCTTTCTTTGCAACCAGATAAGGTAGTGAGTCCTTCGTATCATCATTAACAACCGTATAGATCGTATTAATGAAATCATCTGCACTCAATTTAAGAGCACTGTTTGGCAACCGCCCTAAAACTACTTTGTTCTTGGCAGATCCAGGAGTAATGGGAATCAAATCTACGGTACCATCTCCCATTTGCAAATAAATGACATAACTCTTGCCAGCTATGAAATCGACATCATGGCTCAATGTAAGAATTAAGCCTTCTTGCTTTACCACTTCCCCACTTTGATGGATACCATTGCGGTAATCCGCTACGGCAATACGGTCGCGTAAAACCAGTAATTCTGATTCTGGTGCTGCATCAAAGGTGATGGATTTACGCTGAAAGCGAAGTTTGTTCCAAAGCCGGTACGCATTAAAATGCGCTTGCCACTTATTACGCACACCTACTGATTTTACCTCTTTTGGGTTCTTGGCTCCTTTATCTGGCAAGTAGATATTGATACGGCTATCATCAGTTGGATCCGTGTATTCATAGATCAACCCATCATAATCATCCATTAAGCCAAAGGTCAGATCATGCTTATAACTATCCGGAATGATATTCCTAAAGTTAAACAGTAAGACCGAGTTATCTGTTGGTCGCTCAAAGTAGATTTTAAGCTTATTGTTTTGTCGATATGCTGTACAAAAGACCGCATCACAAAGGTTAGTAACCAGCTCTTCAAATGAAAGGTTTGTATCATCAATCGTAGTACAAAATTCTGCCGCTAACGGTGTGCCAAAATAATCAACAATATCGTTATAAGTACGATAGATATTTTCTATATCAATCTCTTCAATCGTACGGCGGCCAATCTTGTCATCCAGTGCCATTGAGACCAGTGCATCAGCAAAGCTTGATGTTGGAAATAGTTCTGTTGTCATTGCTCCATTTTTATAGGTTGGCAACATCCGCTGAAGATCGAAATTGATCTTTCGAGATTTAACCGACAATGCTCCAGTCGTTGCATAAGTACGTGCACGGAAAACCGTTTCATGTTCATACATTGTGCTTTGCAATGGATAAGCACCATACAACGCTTGCCACTTCACTTCATCAACAACTGTTGTGACTGTTGGAGTCGGAGTTAAACGGCGTGCACGTACGCTACAACGCCCTTGAAATGTGACCATATCCAGCGTTGCACCAATAGTCTGCCGTGACTTAGCTGAACCCTTGAGAATGATCTGCTTTAGCATTGGATTACCAATAGCTGCGCCCGATTCATTCACTGGAGTTACTTCAACTTCAATTGTCACGTTTACAGCTGCTTGATTGCCGCCTGCTGATACCGTATAAAGCCCATTACTGGCTACAAAGTTAAAAATGACACGGCTACGTTCAATGTTGTCCAGAATGAATGGACCAATCCATTTCTCACCAATCGATGTAAGCTTTGGAGATAAAGCACCTGTTTGCTGGTTACTGAGTTCTTTTAGCTTTAACCAGTTTGGATTAACTGCAGCAGGATTTGATAACGTCATGCGATCATCAGCAACGGATAAGACGCTATAAGTACCGTTTAAATCGTATGTTTGCCCGTTATAAGTAAATGAAGCATTAGTGATTTCAATGCGATCATTGCTGACAAATTTAGTCGTTAAATCGGTATTATTAGCAGCTGCCCGAAGAATCTCGTTTGGATAGGCAAAAAGAAGGTAATTGGTCCCTTCTAAAGTCTGTGTATCAGCTGGCCGTAAGACTTGACCGTTAACAGAGGTTTGATGCTGTACTGTTAAAGGCGGCGTAGTAATTTCAGTACCTATCGAAAAGTAAGGTTCTCCTGAAACGATATCTACACCTGGTCGGAAGACTTCTACTGATGCCCCGGCAATATCAACAATATTGGTTTCACCATCGTACGCACCATTAATTTGATAGTGGCCACGACCAATACAACCAACAATATGCTCAACTTCAACATTATTTTCATAAACCTTATAAGGCACAGCAATCAGATCAGGTGTATTCCATCCAGCACCATAGTTATCTGTAATGCGACCATTTACCCTCATCTTATTTTCACGATTTGAAAGTTCGTTATTTGCAGATGAGGATTGGTTGTTATTCTGATTGGTTTGAGCAATCGATGGTGCGGGCATTAAAAATGCAACGGCCACACTTAAAACAATAGAAACGATTGCCGCAATAAGTGCAGGCATACCTTTCGGGTTTTCAATCACAATAAAAGTGCCAGGTAAGAAATCGAGCTGTTTTAAGTCATGAGCATTCTTAGGTGTAACTTCATTGGCAAACGAAATTTCCGCATGATCCATATTGCTTGATGTATGAAAAATACGGACATGCTCAGGCATAGATTCATATTTGGAAGTTAGCCATTGCCCTATGGTGTGAGCATATTCCACTGTCTTTTCTTCAGACAAAGGATCCTGTTTATAAATAATCTTAATCATAGTAACTGACCCGACTAAACCCCATTGCTCTGATAACGTCTTCAGCTAAATAAGTGACTCCACCTTCCATTAGATGCAGTACACGACCTAAACGAAAAAGCCCCACATGTGGGGGCTTATTTCTTTGTCTTGGATGGAAGGCGACAATACAGCCTTCCTTGGGCATGGGTAGCGGATTTAAAAGTTTTAATCTTGATGGCAGGAATGTAATTTTGCCCTTAGGTTGCATAAATAAATCCAAAGCGTCACTACGATCTATTCCGTAGAGATCCATTGCAGCTTCATGGGCAAAATGAACGCAGTTGTACTGCTCTTCGTCATATTGCTTATCAAGCAAATGATCATGACTTTTCATACAGCCCCCTTGAGACCACTAAAGCGATCCAGTGCAAAAATATCTCCCGTCTTCGCAGTATTTAATCGTGGTGATTCAGCCTTGAATGTCACAGCTTTATGGTTCATTGATATGCCTGAAAGTTTCAGTCCTAACAAATAATGGATTGGTGTATTCACGTTGTCCGAACTATAGAGTCGATAATTTACGGTAGGCTTAACGTCTGAATATTGCCCTTCAATTACCCTTTCAAACTCATCCGGCAAGACATCCCCAAGTCCTGAAATTGAAACAGTTAAGGTCTGGTCCAGATCCCCTAGCATTCCAGATCTTTGGATAGACATAGGTAGGTATTCATAAAAGACCTGACCAGCCCCTGCCTTATGCTGCACATAGACGCCCCGATCATCATTGCGGACAACACGATATGTGTTTAGAAAAGATGGATGTGATAACTCAATACACTCCAGCTGATAGATATCGACTTTGCGATTGAGAAAGAAATTGGCATACTCGTTATCCATTAGACCTCCCAATCTTTAATCAATGCTGCATCAGCTGTAAGGTTTGGCTGATTCTGAATAACTTCCAGCTGAGCAGTTACCCGGTAAAGATTTCCATTTACTTCATTGGTTTTAAATGAATTAGGAATAAAGTTGCATTGGTATTGCTGTCGCGTTCCCTGGTCAATGACCAGATCCGCATAAAACGAGGCTGGCTTGTTTTGGTAAACACGCCAAAAAGCCATCATTTTATTGAAATCGGTTTTACTTAAATTCCAGTTCACATCGACTATATGACTATTACGTTTTATATCAATGTAATAGCGTCCACGCCCTCCATCCATCTGCTGACGCTTTACATCATCACCCGGTGTTACGCCATAGCCATTTGTTTGAGGATTTAGCTTTAACTTGTACATAACTTTCCTTTAAGTAATAAAAAACCGCTCAAATGAGCGGTTAAAAATATTTAGTAGGCCTTAATTTCAGCTGTAACTAATTTAAAGAGTTTGTGAGTTTACTGAAATTTAAAGTTATCAAAAGAATGTAACTTCAGAACATTTGGTAATCGGGTTACAGGTACACCAAAATGTTTTGCTACATCAGGGATTCTAATTCTTTTCTTTTCTTCGGGTTGAGAAACTTCATTTGTAATAATTGTGAATCCTTGAACTTTGGCAACCGAAATTAAAAAAGCATCTGCTTTTGTGGCATCCGCAAAATCATCTTTTGCCTTTTGAATATAATCACCATGATTATTTGCCCATTTGATCACATCTGTATAGCTATCTATTAAAGAGGCATCACTTAAACTATCTAAAAAGAAATTATTAGGTACCACTCCTGCCCTAACATATTTTGCTAGTTCATTGTTTAGTGATGGTTTTGCAATTTCCTCTTTTACTCTGTCTAAACTGAAAAAATGGTTCGCTTGATGTCCATCGTTTAACCAATTCCAGAAAAGATCGCAAAAACAAGGATGATAGTGGAGATTATGAGCATCAATAAAAATATTGGCATCAAATAAGTATTTAACATTATTCAACTGATACGCTCCCCTAACGAAATAACACTTTGAGGATTCATATCAAGAATGTGACCTGCTTCACGCAATGTTATTTTCCCTGTTAATGCTGAATTAATTACAGCTCTAGAAACTAAATTTGTATTTTTCATTAAAGTATTTGTGTAATAGCTTCCGCCACTCGAATCTTTAATTTTAGAAATCTCTCTGACTTTAACTAAGTTATAAATTTCATTATATTTATCTTTAGTAATCCGATTTAAAGTTAAAGCAACTCTTGAAATTACAAGTATGCTAACACCAAAATGATCACTAAGTTTTTGAATATTACCATTGTGAATAGTCCATTGATCAAGAAAAATATCCTCAGGTACTAAAACCTCGGCAGCAATTCGGTTGCATAAGACTTCAACTTTATCATTCCCATAGATATCTAAATCATCAACAGCAGATTGCCCTAACCAGATATGTGCTAATTCGTGAGCTAATGTAAATATTCTAGCAGAAGGTGCGTCTTGTAAATTAATAAAAATTGCTGGAGCATAATTATTAGAAATAACAAACCCTCGAAAATCACTAACATCTAAAGGTCTATTATTATTATTTTTAACTACCCCACTCCTAAAGATAAGGATTCTATTTTTCTCACATTTTTCAATTAAACTAGCTAAATATTTATCTCTATCTTTTCTTGTTTTAGTCGAAATAGGAAGTCCTAAAGTCTCATATATATCTTTAGCAATTATTTTATAAGATACGTCTTTATCTTTAAATGCTCCCACAAATTTTAATGGTTCTGCATCAATACTTTTTAAAAAATCGATATACCATTCTTGTTTGAACTTTACATCTTCAAGTACGGCGTAAAAATTATTACTCAAAGGTTGAAAATTAGGAGCTTGTCTCAAATCCGGTAAAGAAGGCTTTTCTCGTAAAGGGGGTTCATTTAAAAACAAATAACCAAATGGAATATTTGTAATTTTTGCAAAATTTTCTGCTTGATTTACTGAAAACTCACCATTCAAAAGTTTTTTTTGGGTCTTTTCTGATTCTGAAATTTTAGTTACAGCCTCTTCTAAGCGCAAACCAATATTATTTGCTGCCCATTCAAGCATGTTAAGACTAAAATTTAAGTTACTCATGGCTTTTAATTTTCCAATATTTATAAAATATCGCTTACACAATATTTTATCATTTGCTGTAATTTAACATTATTAAAGTTTTGTTCAAGAGTTAGAACAAAAGATAATTGAGGCTATGACAGTTTGTGAAAAAGGTGTAAAAGTGAAGCACCATCGGAATACCAAATATTTATTTCTCCAAAAGTTTTAAAAAAGATACCACCTCGAAAGGTGGTATCTTTTTTATCTGTTCCGTCTTGCTGTCGTGCTCTCTGTTAGAGACCGGCTAATAGATGAGTTCGGATTTTTAATTTCCTCACTTACTAATTTTGGTACCACTTTTGGAAGCTGCTTATCCAGTTCATCTTTAACAATGATCCTGATTGATTGCTCGTCCAGTTGCTCAGCTTCAACTGTTGCTCCATTCACCTGATTAATTACCTCAATTTTGAAATTGATTGTCGGTGAAATAGGCTCAATAAAAGGCATAATCTCAGCCTGAGGACGTGACGATTGCCCTAAAGTGAAGTCCTGAACCTCATCAAGATTTGAACGATCCTGAACTAAACCATTTGAAGAGAAGTAAACTTTTCCGTCATGGAATAATTCAGAACGCGCGGAAGCGGTAGGCTTTGAAACAGTTCCTCCTGTAAATCCACCGTTCACAAAGCCTTTAGTAATAATCTGATTTTCTCGAATAGGTTGATTAAAAATATTCGAGATCGTTTGATTATCATTAAATGCTTTTGAACTGAGGAAAGAACGATTGAATACATTCTCAGTTGAAGAGTTATTCAGAGCATTGTTATTGATAAATGCTTTAGGGCCTGAGCTCTTACGCATATTCTCAACCAAACCTACACCACCCCAACGGCGGATGTCATCCTGTGACCAGACCACCTCGCCTTTATGGACAATACCCGCAGCTTCATACTTGCCACCAGATCCAGTGTAACCACCTTCAGCAAAGCCCTGATCTTTGATAGCCCGGATGTTTGCAATAATACTGACACCTTGTGCAACTGCTCCAGCAATCAAAGGCAAGTTGTAAGGAAAACCAACTTTTGAAGCTGCAGCGATATTTTGCTGAATGGCAATACCTGCAGCTGCAATTGCATAAGCTTTATCTGCAGCAAACATGAGCTTATAGGCTTTAGACTGTTCACCAAACATTGAGCCAAACATCGAGGTGACTGAACCCATCATTTGCCCACCAAGCGCAATCTGAGCGTTTAATCTATCTTGTTGATACTTGTCTTCAACGTCCTTAGTGTTCTGGGCATATTCGTTGTAAATTTGACTCCTTTGCTCTTGAGCAGCTTGAATAATGGCAGTCTTCTGATTTTCAAAGTCCTGTTGCTGAATTAATCCAGCTTCCATTTGTGCATTCAAGCCATCCAGACCGTTTTGTTCGTCTAAATCAGCTGCTGTATATTGGCTATCAGCCAAATCATTTGCAGCACCCAAGCGGCTAAACCGTTCCTGATCCTGTCTATAGAACTCACTGGTACCATTCATATCAGCCTGAATACCGCCCCAGTTTTGAACAGCATTATTAACTTTGTCTCGTGTCTCTTTGTCCTGTGTGGCTTTAGATAATGCGACTAACTTTTGCCGCTCTTCAATGGAAAGCTTTGTATTCTTAAGAATCTCCTCTCTTTCAAGTCTATATCGTTCCTGCATGGCTTGAGTTTCGGAAAGCAGAGATAATCGGGCTTGAAATGATCGTTGCTCTTGAGCCAATTTCATAAGCGCGTTTTCTTGCTGATATTGCTGTTCCAGCAATTCCACAGCCTGCTTTTTTTCAGATTTACTTAATTCAATATCATGAGCCGCATTAAACTTTTTGCGGTTAAAGCTCTCTTCAAGTAACTGTTCCTCGGTTTTCTGGAACTCCTTATAGTCCTCTAGTTTGCTTCTCGTTGCTTGCTTGGCGATAGCAATATCATTGTCAGCACGACGTTGTAATTCTGCTTTAATTTCTTTAGTGCGTTCTGGTGAAAATCCTGCTTTATCAACATCCTCCAGTCTAACCGTTAAGTTATTCTGGATACGCTGTACTTCAGTGGCTACTTCATTTTCAAGTGACCGCTGAGCATCTAGTTGACGATCAAGTTGTGATTGGATATCACCTGATGCTTTATCACTCCCCTTACTTGCTCCACCTTTAACTTTGCTTTGCATGCTTGGAGACTGATGAAGAAGTTTAAGTGTTACACCATCTTCAAAGATCACCTCGCTAACATAGCCACCACCTTTGCTGTCATATCTTGTCTTGATATCTTTCACAGCAACATTGGTTGTGATCGGCGTACCTTCAGGCATTGAGAAATCAATACCCTTATGAAATGAAGAAGCCCCTTTAGTAGGGGCTTGTCTTGGACCATAATTTGAACTGATCTTATAGGATGACAATGGTTTACCACCCGCCTGCAATCTGGCCAGATGCTCATTAGAAACTTTCTGGCCAGACATTGAACCACCATATCGAACATCGAGATGAGGACCTGTACCAATTCCTGACTGACCTGAAATACCAACTAGACGTTTCGATAGTTTTTGCTGTTTAGATAGCTCATTCGTAGTTTCCTTTAATGCTTTATTCTTGGCATCAATTACCTTCTTGTTTTGTTCCTCTATTGAAAGAGTCTGCAAACCAATCTGATATAACTCATTAGAAACTTCTACACCGCTTTTCCGCGCCCAGCTTGCCGTTTCTACCATTTGCTTCACTTGTTCAGGTGAGTAACCCTTGGCAAGTAAACCTTTGGTAACTAATGCTTCAAATTTACGATCTGCCAGTGAATCGGCATATTTCTTTTGTGCATTTTTTGCTGCTAATGCCGCTCTCTCATTTTCATTTAAGGACTTGGTGTTTTTATCAACGCCCACAATAGCATTTTCAGCCTTATTACCTGCAAGAGTAACTTCAATACCAAATAAGCTATATGTTAGCTTGGTCTTGGCAGCAGTTTCAGCTGCTTCATCATAGGCATTTACTTGTTTAAGCAATGCATCCATTAAGTCAGCAGGAATTTTTTGACTCTTTAATTGCTCAATCGCCTCTGTATATGAAATGGTGCCAAGTCTAGCCTTATTCGAAATTTCAGCAACTTTGGCATTGCCCACCGCATAGTTCTGGATATTGATCAATGCTGAACCGACTGCCAATTCTTGATGTTCTAATGCCTTGTTTTGATCTTCAATTGTCGCAGCTAAATCACCTAATTTTTCCTTACGCTGTTCATCATTAAGGGCTTTAATTTCTTCCTTAGTCAACTTTGCAGCTTCAGCTTGCTCTTTTAGCTTTGCAGTGGCTTCAGCAGATTTACTAGAGAAATACATATAAGTCGCAGCCAAAGCAGTCACGCCTAAAGTGATTGCCCCAATTGGACCACCAATCAATCCCCATGCTCCGCTCAATAAACCTGCCATTGAAGCGCTTTTACCTTGAGCTAATGTAACGGCCTTCGTTGCGTTCTCAACATTTTTGGCTGCAAGTACATATCTGGCACTAGCTGCACTTGCTCCAAATTTGGCTTGAGTTTCGGTATTTGTTGCTCGTACATTAACTAAATGCGCTTCAGCTTCAGCCAGTGCTGCTTTTGCGCTTTCGATCGCCTTTTGCTTTTGTAATTGTGATGCAGCATTGTCAGCAACTAAAGACCCTAATTTGGTATTTAAAGCTGATACTTGAGTTGCGATTGCTTTGGTAAGTAATGCTGTACCACCTAGAATAGCTACATAAGAGATTGATTCTAAATTTTCGGCTAGAACCTTAATTGAACCAGATAATACTTGAGCTGCTCCGCTTCCCTGACTAGCCTCACCGACAAATTTAGTAATCTCATTATTAAGAAGTGTTAATGACTGGCTGATCGTAATATCAGTTCTACCAAATAATGCATCTACATCAGACTCTACATTTCTTAAGGCTTTCACAATTTCTTGCGATGTGATTTTTCCTTCAGCAGCAACTGTACGTAACTCACCTACAGTGATACCCATTCCCTGAGCAATAGCCTTTGCTAAAGCCGGTGTTTGTTCCATGACAGAGTTCAGTTCCTCACCACGTAAGGTACCACTCGCTAAGGCCTGCCCGAATTGAACTAAAGCAGCATCTGCCGCAGAAGCACTCGCGCCACTAATCGCCACAGCTTTTGAAACAGTTTCAGTTAAACGCGCTGTATCATCCATTGTTAGATTTAAAGTTTTAGCATTATCACTAAATCGCTGATAAACCTGTAAAACAGAATCCCATGCTGAATAGGTATTTTGAGCAATCCTGAATGTATCTTCAGTCGCCTTATTTAACTCCGTCTGGTCTTTAGTAACTAGCTTTAAACGGTTTTGTAGTCCTGTATAAGCATCTATTTGACCAATTGCAGCATTGACCGTAGCCAAGCCTGCCATATATCCAGCCAAAGCTTTAATTGAAGTACCGAATGAGTTAGCCGCTTTATCCTGTTTATCCAACTCATTGGTTGTAGCTTTAATTTCTTGAGCAAATTTATGATTTTGTTGAGTTGCTTGCTTAGTAACTTCAACCGTTTTTTGAACTGATGTATTGGAATTATTAACTGTGGTATTAAAGTTTTGAACAATGTTATTGGTAACAGAAAGCTGTTTCCCCATATCTTTTGAAGATTTTGATGCAGAATCACCTCGATCAGTAAATTTTGACAATTCTTCTGTTAAGGCTTTGACATTACGTTCAGCATTCTGTGAATCAATAACAATGACCAGACGAGATTCTTGTGCCATTTTACTTTCCTCTAGGCAATAAAAAAACCCGCTTTCGCGGGTTAGAGATATTTGACTGAAAAAATTATATTAAACAACTATTTCAATTAATAAATTAATAATAATTTATTTACTAGTTGTCTTGCTTAAAATATCTTCACTGTTACTTTCTAAAGCATTATAAAGTGCACCTGCAAATTTTGATCCTTCAGTAGTAGCAGTTAAAACTAATTTAATCCTATATGCACCCAATTTATTTGTTGTATCCGAGATATTATAGAAATATGGTCCTGATGTTTTAGCTTTTAGCATATTCCCACTTGAGTAAACCACTTCTTTTGGATTATTGTCGAATGATAAATTTTCCATACTAGCAAAAGTAGTTCCTTGAGCAACATCAATCATGCTCAATACTAAATTGTACTGAGGTTTTTTCATGAAAGATCCTCCTAACTCATCTGGTGCCTCTCTAAAAAAAAGTCTTACTGGTTGTAAAAAGAAAGAATTATTATACGATGGTCTAATTAATATCTCTCCATATATATATGGAACTTCAGCCAAGCTAGAAGTAGCCCATATTTTTGTCAATTTTTCTTTTTCATCTTCGTCCTTAAGGTTAATAATATAAATCTTTTTATCAACTTTAGTATCTGTCATCCGACCATACCAAAATCGAATACAATTTTTAGTAATATTTGCAATTGGCTGGGTATTTCCCCCTTCTGCTGTAGGTTTTAAAAAAGATGCTCCTGTTTCTGTGCTTTTTGGCACACTTTTTGTTTCAGATGCTGCTTTCAAAGTTGCTTTAGTCAAATCGAGTACTGCTGATACTGCAACAGTTCCTATTAATCCAGCAACAGCACCACTTTCTAATCCAGCGCCACTTTCTAAGTCAGCATCATCCATGACCTTACAATTATCATCAACAACACTGTAAAATCCTAATGGATTCGCTAAATTTTCTTCAGCATGAGTAGAAAAACAAATAGAACATAGTAGACTTATTAAAATATGATTTTTAGTAATCATGATGTATTACTCCATATTTAATTTATTAAGAAATTGTTTACATCTAAAACTGATATACCAACATTAACAGTGCTTAGATTAGGTAAATCAGTTTCACATCGAGCTTCTTTTTGATCTCCTGAAGTATGAACCCCTATTAGAAAAAATTGATTATTTTCATATGTTAATAATGGTGCACCACTGTACCCTTTTATACTATTACATCCATGATATATACATTTATTTTCTAAATTGTATTTTAAAACCTGACATCGACCAACATCACTTTGCATAAATCCTTTAGATGTATTTAAATCTTCGAAACTTTTATATCTACTATAGTACCCATAAAAATATAATTTCTCATTCTCATCCGCTTTTTTAATCTTAATACTTTCAATGTATGGGAATTCATTTTTTTTAATTTCAATTAATATATAATCCTGCCTTAAACTATTATTATCTACCAAATCAATCACGTCATCTTTTTTATAGCTTTTCTTTAAAAATTCAATATGATCATTTCTTACAACTGGTAAATATATGGTATCTATATCATTAAAACTTAATTCATGGTTAATAAATGGAAATCTAAAACTCCAATCTAACATATATTTTTTTTGAACATTAAATGAACCACTATAAAAATACAAACAATGCCTAGCAGTAATTATATATTTATTTGATAATCTTAATACCGTACAAGCAGGTTGTTTATTTGAATCATAAATAACACCCAATCTTTCTTTAATTGTTTCATAATTATTTCCTTTGTATGGAGTAGATGGGTTAATTAAGCAATTACTATAATATAATTTTTCTTTTCCTATATCAGTAGGGTTTCCTTCTAAAGATGACTCACTCATTTCATTTTTAATATCTTCACATTTTTTATATTTTTCTATATTATTCCAAGCTATTGGAACTGATTCTGGCATTAAATCAGGTCGCCTGTTTTCAATTAGCGAGTAACGATCTTTTTTAAAATATAAAGCTTCATTAATTAACAATGGATTATCAACAAGTGTATTAAAATCTTTTTCGTTCATCTTTTCATAAAGATTACTTTTTTCAAAATTTTTTAATAATTTTTGTTGAGCATATTCATCTTTAAAAGATTTCTCCTCACTAAAAACATTTGGACAATATAGAATTAATATTCCAACTATTAAAACTTTAGTTTTCATTTTAAAGTCCTTTTATAATTGTTGTTTAAATATTAGACAACTGATTATAGTCATCGTCAAACAAAATATGATCGGTATTTAGACTTTTTTTCTATGATTTAGAATAACTTAACTATCATCAGGGATTATTAAAATAACCAAACCGTAGAATGGTTATTTACTAGATTTAGACTTAATTTTCTTATGAACTTCTTCAATGAATAAGTTGTCTAAAGCAAAAATACAGTCGTTAAAAATATGAGCATCTACAGGCAAATCATTATGCTCCGTATAGACATTGATTGCCTGCTGATCTAAAGATAACGGGATACCCTGCTCATAACGTCTAGATCTAATAATCGTGCTAAACGCCACAAGAACTGAGTCAGCCGCATAAGAATATTTTGGTGGATCTGGAACATGTCCACCTAAGAACTTGATTTGTTCGATTTCGTGCGGTGTTTTCGACGCATAGGTCTTTTGGTACTTGTAGAGTTCGATGACTTTCCCAAAATCGTCGCCTTGTCTTTATCAGCTTCTTCTTGAATCTTTTGCGCTTGCTCTTTAATGAATGACCAGATCAATAGTCCAATATCACCAAGGTTAAGCAGCTTAGATGCATTTTCAGGCGTGTAAGGTTGATCAATTTCAACTGTTTCGCCATCTACCACCTCAGCGAAAACAACACCCTTCCAGTCTTCAATTAAATGTGCTCCCGCAGCATCTAATAAAAGCTCATGATAAAGCTTTCCGTTTTCATCTTTTACCATCACATCATAGCCTTTAGAGGAGATCTGATTGCCTGCCTTTTCTAACGCAACTTGAAAAGGTTTATAACCAATACCACGGATTTTAAACTCAGCTTGTCCAGCAGCAGTTTCAAACGTGCACCACTTAGATACTTCTGAGCTTCGAACAATTCCGACTTTTAAAGCCATAACTACCTCTGAAATTAAGGAAATAAAAAAGCCCATGGGATTCCATAGGCTTTAGGGTTTAATGATTTGAATTAAACAAGAGCACGCACAATCGTTGGTGCTGTCCGCACTTGAGCAAAGTTGATATCTAAAGTGATGATGTCATCACCACCGCCGTCTGGATGATTTGCTTCCATTACTTCCAATTGAGGAAAGTTGAACGAGTACTTACTGCCTTTGCTGTCTTTAATATCAAATATTAGTGTGAATACATCACGGGTTTTAATGGCATCAATCCAACCCGCAGCTGTGGCCGAGAACATGAATGAAGCATTCGCTTCAATATCCATCATCTTCTCTAAATAGAACTCTGGTGTGTATTTACCAGAACCGATACAGCGGATTGCTTCCAGATTATTGTTAAGAGAAAGCGTGAGTGACTGCAAACACGCCTTACCTTGAATCGATTGACCATTCACAAGCAAGTTTTCCACGTTTGGCATGCTGACCAATGGACGACTTGATGCCGCTACTGGATTGGTAACTGGGTTTACTTGCTGACGGGTAAATGAATTACCAACCAAACCGAAGTTACCAGTAATCTTTCCTGTAGTCTGAATGGTGATTTCACCCGTATTTACCTGAACACCTCGGTAAATAAAAACCTGTCCAACATCTTCAAAGACTTTAACCAAGGTAAATGATTTACGTACGCTTCCTCCAAAGCTAAGTGCATTTGCTGCCCAGTTATTAAATGCGAGCGCACTTAAGAATAAGTCAAATGTACCAACTGACAATTCAAACTCTAACTGACCAGCTACTTCAGCTTCAGTAACCACTCCACCTTGTCGGAAGCGAGAATCAACAACTTCACTACTTTCTTCTGTAGAAACATTTTCAGATAAGCCATCTGAAACACGGCGAACGGTATACCAGATCGGGTTTGCCGGAGTAGTTCCTAGTACTGCTTCTTCACAAGCGTATAATCGAATTTTTGCGCCTGAACTCATTTATGGTTCTCCAAAATTTTGGTAATAAAAAACCCGCTGATTTAGCGGGTTATTAAAGTGTTTCATCTGTATTTGAGATTTCAGGCGGTTCAACACCAGCCAATGCTGCAGCTACTGCTTCAGATAAGTTGGTAGGCTGAAAATCAACGGGTGTTTCACTCCCTAGTTCCTCAGGCTCTGGTTCAGGTTCTTCATGCAAACGGATATCAATCCAGCGGGACTCTGGAATATCTACAGGATTATCAAAATCAGGAACAATTGAAGCAGTTTCAATATCGAACTTTTTCTTATAGGTTTTTACTGAAATGTCTCCATCTTCAAGCTGCTCATAAGACACCGCAACAACTACATTACCGTTTGCATCTTTAGGCATTTCGATATACCAGCCTTCTTTAGCAAAGCCTAGGGAGTCTTTAATCAGATAGTCACCAACATCTATCTTTTTAAAGCTAATCGGCTGTTTTGAAGCATCTTCATTGAGTTCAAGTGAATCAGCAAACAGTCTTGCAATCGGTGAAGCTGCTTTATAAACCCCGTTAGAATCGACAGTAAAGCCTTTTGAACTCAGTTCGCCTGTATTAGCCACAGTAACCAACTTCCCACTTGTGGCACTATTATCTGTCGTATAAATGATGGCGTTCTTGCTCGTATAAACAATTTGCTCGGTTTTACTAAGATTTCCAGTAGAAGAGTTATAACTCCATGCGATTACTGCCATGTTATTGGCACGAGTTGAGGTGTAATACGGTAAGAATAACTCCGTTCCAGTAAGACCTCCACGTGTAATCACAATTGAAGGTCCATAACCCGCCACAAATGGATTTGTATAAATATTAGAGGGCGCATTTTTAAAGCGTGTTTTTTGAGTACCAGACTTATAAACTAAATCCAAATCTGTTTCCGGTTCAGATACTGGTGAAGCTCCATATCCAAAATCAGCAACACCATATGGACCGAAAGTTGCAACCTCTCCGTTTCCAGTACCGGCATTTCTTGTGGCCGCTGTGCCAAGCCCTGTTACCTGCGACCAGTCGGGTGTTAAATTTGGAATGCCGGATGCAAAAGGCAGCATAAATTGCCGCTTTCCTTGTGCCGAATTATATTGAAAAGGCCGATGATCCCAAGAATATTTAAAAACTAGATTTGCCATTATGCAGTTACTCCATCAATAACTTGGAATGTCAGAGTTTCAGTATGTTGAATAACACCACCAACAACCGCCTTAATGTCCATCTGACATAAACCCAAAGGCCATGTAGCAGTACTTGCTGCTGATTTCACGTTAAGCCATCCTTTTTGTGTGCTCTGGCTTAAGGCAGCACAGGTTAAAGTAGCTACTGCCGCACCGGTATCTAAAGTTTTAACTTGAGATGTAAATGTATACCCGGTTAAGTCGATCGAACGGCGAACATCATTGGCTGGAAATTGCAATGCATCATCCATATCAACGAGCTGCAAATTTAAGTTGAATGTGTCACCACGCTTAAAAACAAAATTGCTCATAAGTGATTCCTGTAAAAATAAAAAACCACCGATGAGGTGGCTATGACAAAGCAATAAAAAAGGACGCGAAATGCGTCCTTTTTAAATTACTGCATATTTAAGTTATGTGATAAACCTCAAAGCGGGCGTTTGGATTTTCCAAAGAGATAGTTAACATAGATTTGTCTCTATTATCATTGGAATGATAACTAACTAAAGTTGAAGTTAAATTTACTTGCGTAACAACCATAGTATGGTCATAAATTCCATCATCATTCCAATCAGCAAAAATAATATCTCCTAATCGAATATCAGTATGTAAATATTCAGGTACTGTTCCTAAAAGACTTCTTGGTAATTTAGTTGTTCCAAGCTCATAACCATTAGTAAAACGATATCGTAGACCATTTGCAGTTGACCAGGTTTGAGCGTAGCTTGTAGCAGATTTATAGTACCAACTTGAAGCCTGTGTCGATTGCAAAGAAACTGTATCTTTCCACCCACCGGCCCTTAGAGCTTGACTAGCAAAATTAGTACAATCATTAGAGAAATTTATATAATTTGCATTTCGAGATAAGGCCCATTGATAAGCATAATTAGAAGCTGAAGTATAATTCCAAGGTGATTTACGCGGCGCATCTGCAAATACAGAAGTACTTAAAACAGCAGCCATTATTGTTGTTGGAAGCTTTTTTCTCATATTTCTCATAGAAATATCCTCAAAGGAATAATTAAGTTTTTTTAAAATTAACGTGTCCACTCTTTACCTAATACGCCTCCTCCCGTATTGGTATATGACTTATTTAAAGTAGTAAATTTTTGTTTTATACGTTCAATGCTTTGTAAATATGAAGTTCCTGCACATTTAACAGCGAATTCATCACCTGACATAGGGTTACTTAATGTATTCATGAAGTCATTTATTCTATTAATAATTGATAAATCTATTTCTTTTCGCCCAGTATTAGGGTCTACCTTCATCAAGTTTTCGATATCAAAGTCACTTGAAGATAATAAAATAGGTAGCTGATTAGCAGGAATATTTGGATTAAGCCTAGCCATCTCATTACGATTATAATTTTCACATTTATCTAAAATATCGGGTAAATCTGAGTCAGACAAAAAATCATTTAGATTCTTTTCTGTTTCTGGAGTGACATACGGAATTCCATCATGATCGCCTTTAGCACGATAATCTTCAGGATTTAAGGCCACTTCTTTGGGATTACCTTCTCCAAATCTATAATCAATTTCTTTACCATTAATTTTAAGTTTTTTATCCTTCCAATTCAGCTGTGGATTGAATTTTTCGAACTTAACTTTTTGATTAACTTCACTTGAAGCTATTGAATTATTTTTATTTAACTGACCTTTTTTTGCAGAACTATCTTGCTGATAATTAGTACTATCCCCTTGATTTTTAGGATAGAAGTAGTAGATAAAACCAATAACTATTAATATTAAGACAATTAACCAAATCAACTTTTTATTTTGCATATTTCTCATTTATCAAAAATAATAATTGGTACTAAAATAAAATATGCAAAAAATAAAGAAAAGGATTAACTATTATTGTTTACATTTTTACATAATATAAATGAAAATATTGTAGAATTCCTAATTAATCACATATGAAATTATTAAGCTATACTGAACAAAGTCTTTGTTTTGTTCAGTATAGCTAGATTGCCCTTGTAAACACTCTAAATGATCGAATGAATAATATTCAAAATGGGCAAGTAATGCGTCGCTTAGTTTAGTGACTTCCATTATTCCTGAATTGGGACGAGTAAAACATTGGACCATGATATTACCAGTACGGCGTGTACAAGGATTATCGGCTACTCCTGAAATAAAACTCAGACCGCCTGCAATCGTTAAGCGGCACCACAAGCCGTCCTTTGGAACATTAAAGTCTGGTGCATTTGGATACTGAATTCTGTCCTGGGCAATACCTGTAAAACTTTGCATGCGATCGATAATAGCTTGTCTAGTTTGCTCTAATGTCATTGCCATTCTAGCCACCATACTTTTGAGTAATATAAGTAAATGTAGTGCTGTAAATACCTTGCGGTGCTTGATCAGACCAGCCATTTTCTAAGCGTTCAGCATATGGCTGGTTGTTTTGTATGTAGACCAAATTGCCGAGCTTAAACTTCACAGCTTGAATAGCAGCATCCTGAACGGCGTTTGTTTCTGGTCCACGTACACCATAGTCACCAGATTCAATTGAAACAATATGAGAAGCTCTATAAGCTCCAGTATCAACTGGACTTGAGACTACTAAAGATTGAACAGCATCCATGGTAATTTTCTTTACCTTATCCTCTGCTGTTTTAGCCACATCAAAGCTAAAATCAGTCGGCTTTTTCCCCTTCCATCCCATAAATTTCTCCATAAAAAAACCACTCAGATGAGAGTGGTTTTTTCTTTTTCAAAAAGTTCTTAATTAGCACTTCCACAAATATCTGTGGTACCTGTCGGATATGTAAACTGCATATTTGCTTTATTAGTAATTAACTGGACTGAAACAGTTTTACCTAAGAATTTAGAATTAGGATTTGGTGATTGTATACCCACACCATTAAAGCCAATATTTTTAAGGGCATTCTCAGCAATTAAATTAAGGTATCCATAATTTGTACCATTGATGATATACCCTACTTGTTTACTAACCTGATTAAAGTAAAGCCCAACTCTAACTTTGCCGTCTGAAGGCAAAGTAATAGGTATTAATTTTTGAGCAATATCTTTAACAACTACTGAACCCGAAGAATCTCGTGTTCTAGTAATTCCAATAAGTGTGACATAACTTCCATCTGCACGTGTTGAATCTTTATTTATTAATGCATAGCCTAGATCAATACTTATTTCATTTTTTAAATTAGAAGCACCCAAAATCTGAAAGGCCATTTGCTGAGTTTCATAGCTGTCGCCAAGCACCACATTTTTAAGATTTGAAGCATCAAAAACAAATTCTGTAGCAACAATATTAGTTCCCACAACGGCTTTATCTACTAGTGGAGTTTGACTAGAAGTTATGCTTATAAGTTTGCTAGAAGTCACGACCTGATCTACAGGTGTACTTCCCACATAAGTAATTGTTGCTGTCCCCTTTTGCTCAGTAATACTAATTGGAGACATTAATTTTATCTGTCTTCCACCTGCAGCATTTTTTGCATCGACTTGAGCCTGAGTTGCATCAAAATTATAAGTACAGGCAGCATAAGTATTTATTGAAAGTCCACTGCTGATTACTAAGCCCAAAATAATTTTATTCATGTAATCTTCCTTTTTTATTTGAGCAAACAGTATAGCCAAGTATATAAAAAGATTGATTAAAAACTGACAAGCGGTAATTTTTACTTCTTTAAAAACTTTTTATTATTTAACTTCTAGCTAGCGTGTACTCCACATGGTTAGATGTGCCATAAGGGAATGTAATCTGTACTAACCATCTAATCTCCTTAAATCGCGCCCATAAAAAACCCACCTAATAAAGGTGGGTATCTCTAAACTCATTAAAATTATGTACTTTTACGCTTATCCAAAACAAGTTTTAATGAATTGACATGTAAAATTTCCATCTGCTCATCCCACTGATTATTTTCTCTCAGTATTTTTACAACTTCTAAATACTCATTTGTTTCATGTAATGCTGTGGAAGCAAAAGCAGAAAATGCATTATCAGACTGACAAGAAACAAGCAACCTAGAAAGCTTGTTTCTATCGTGTCTTGTAAATTTAGACTTTTCGAGAAAATCTCTATGAATTTCTTCGATTTTGTCTGTCACATAATTCCAAACCTCAAATCTAGGTCTCAATATGAGCGTATCATTAAGATTAAGAACTTCTTTTGTTGAATGTCCCAATGGAGTTTTAGCATACACTCTACAGGCAGATTGTGATAAATGAGCTTTTGGATCTACATCATAAGGATTAATAATTGGTTCTATTGCCACATCATGAATTAACTTACTTGTATTGCATCTTTTACATGAAGGTAAAAGATTTTCCCACTCAACTACTTCATCAGGATAAACATCTTTAAGCTTAAAATGTTCAATTTCCATATAAGAAGCACTTACTTGTAATTGACTCTCACAAAAGGCACATTTAGAAGAACTGCTTTGTAATAAAACACTGTGAATATCTTTATGTTTCCAGACAGTATCTTTTTTATTTGCTTTAAACCTATTTGTTAGCTCATTTACCTTATCATTAGACAGATAAGATGGTTTTACTCCTCTTTGCAGTTTAATCATGGATTATTCTCCAAGACTATTCAATTGCATCTTTAAGACAGCCCTTAGTGGATAATCTGGATGTAGCATTTTGTTTAATTCATCATATGCAGCTTGAGCTTGGGCTTTATTTTCACTATCTAATGCCTCCTCAAAAAGACTTATATACTCATTATATTTTTTAGTACGTAAATCAGGCATTCCCATCACTTCTTCAAGAATTTCTTCTACAGTCCACCCCTGATAACCATATTCAGATATAGGTAAATCTCTCTTCACTACAGCTCCAGCTTTTCGTTCCAGTGCAATAACCTCATCTTGAGAAGCTGTCTGCACTACATGGGGACTGTGAGTGGTAATAAAAAACTGAACTTTAGGAAAAACTTTTTTTAATACTGAACATATTCGACCTTGCCATTCTGGATGTAGATGAAGTTCAACTTCATCAATAAGTATCAATCCATCATAACTTTCAGCAGCAATATGATTATCCTGAAAGCGATACTCAAGTTCCTTAATAATCCCTAGTAGTATGTAGAGAGTTGATTTAAATCCTGAAGATAAATATTCAAAATAAATTTCACCAGTAGGTGTCGTTACAATAATTTCATTCTGTGGAATAGTTTTTCTAAAAGAATATTCATTATTCATTAAAGAAAAGCATCTTCTCGCCAATTCAATATTTCTTTGTTGTACTTCACTTAGATTGCCTTCATGTGCACTATGAAGATGTCTAGATATGAACCATTGTTTTATATCTTTGTTATCTACGCCTGCGCTATTAAATCTCTCTCTGTTACTCGCATCTGGATCAGCATTAATACTCAATTCTTTCTTATACTTAAAAACTCTATTAACCTTCAAATAGAGAAGGGATTTTTTTAAACTATGAAATTTATTATTGTTAAGGTACTTATGATCATATTCAGTTGTTGGGAATGAATGTGAAACATTAATATTTACTAAGTCCTGTATATTGTCATTCTTAAATTTCAACTGAATATTACCTTGATCTACACCTACTCTTTTAGCAAGTACATCTACATCATTTTCAGAAAAGCAATAAGAAATAGCATCTAATATATTTGTCTTCCCCACTCCATTCTCGCCACAAATAATATTCATCTGATAATTAATATTTTCCAATTTAAGGTACGGAATTCCCCCAATATCGGTCAATTCTAAAGATGTTACTTTCATTGCATGTAAGCCATTGTTGTTAGATAGCTTTATATTACAGTCATTAAAAACTTTGCCAATACTTGTTAGTTCATATTTTATATGTGATTTTTGGTAAAACTAACAGAATCAGTTTATAGGATAAGAATTTCACACATATAAAATTGATAACTTATTTCTTTTTTTAACAATCTCATTAAAAACATTTGTCTTTTTATTATGCGCATTAATATGCTTTTTGCTGTAGCTTTCAGAAAGCCCTAAAGCAAGTACTGTCTGAGGTTCATGAATTTTTTGAAAATCGTCATAAGCTCTTACTTCTTCTGTGAAATAAATCCAGTATGTTGGTAAAAGCTTTTGAATTTCATTTAGCTGAAGAATGAAATCTTTGGAAACCTGATCTTTTACATTTATCTCAACTTTTTTTTCAGCTAAATAGTTTATCTTTTGAAAGAACAAAGACTGCTTTTTATAAAATTCATCATTTTCTAAAAGATCCGCAAAAGTTAAACTGAAGAAGTCATAAAACTCATCTAATATATTTAAAATTTCCTTACTTACTTTTTCATTATTAACGGAGACGTGTTGTTCCCTCCAATCGCTAAAAAGAACAAAAGCGGCAACAGGTGCTAAAAAAGATGCTGCAAGAGTTAAAGCATCTTTGATCACATCGTAAGCTTGATCTGCATTAAAGCTATGAGCAAAAATTGGATATTTACTTTTAAGAAAAAAGGCAATAACTAAAAACCATACAACACCACTAAAGGTCCAAAATCCAATAATCTTAATTTTTTCATTAATATTCTTTTTAACCATATGTCCCCCTTATTCAGAAGGATATTAGACCAAGTATTTAAACCTTCCTCAACTGACATTTCCAAATTGTTGCAGCTGGATCTTGTTGAATGTGTTTGACTCTGAATGAACCTAAGGTAGTTGCCCATTCATCATCAATCTTAGGGGCCATAGTGACTTCATTTTGAAGTACGATCGCTTTCTTATCTGTGGCCAGTACTCCAAGCGTTTGTATTTCATATTGACTGTATGAACCAAACAGAACGCCACGGCCAGAGTAATTTTCCTTAACTTCAACGTAGGTTTCTGTCTTAGGATCCCAATTTGATTTAGTGGTTCGCTCACATGTAAATGTATGAACAGCGTCTACTAGATCCTCATTAAATGCTTCAGCAACATCTGCCAGAATTTCGTCACGTAAGCCCATTAGATTTTCCTGACAAAAAATACGGATTTTCTTTTGCTATACGGCTTGATCAAATCGAGAATGAATTGCTCGATCGCACTAAGTTTTACTGATCCGTCCTGATATTCCTTTTCGGTCTCAACCGTGTCAGCCTTAACTTTCTTACGCTTTAATACCTGTTCCTGCCCTTGATATAAATTACCTTTAATAATGCCCTTGATGATTTGATATGAGGCAGTTTTTAGGGGCTCAGGAACCAGAGTGGCATCTTCATAAGGTTTAACATTACGTGCTAATAGATAAGCTTCTGACATCTGAAGGTATTGAGCCTTATCACTGGCAGATAAAGCATCAAAGCCTTCAACATGTTCAATTGCTTCTTGTTCAGTGATAAAGCTCATGGATTATTCCTTTGCAATTAATGCTAAAAGCTCGTCTTTTTTTGCACCTGGTTCAAATGCAATTCCTTTCTCAGTCAAGACGGCACGAAGCTCATCAACTTTAAGTCCGGCGTAGTTAATTGGTTGAACTTCATTTGGTGTTTGATCACCTTCCGGAGTTTGGTTTCCTTCACCCAATTCAAGCTCAGCAATACGTGTTTTCATTGCTTCAGGATTATTCTGAAAAGCAATAAATTCGCCTTTCAACGTTGCCAATTGTTCTTCGAGTTCAGTTACTTTTGCTTGTGTCATTTGACGTTCTCTCATGCGGTTAAATGCGGATAGGCCCATTGATTCATCTCCAAAAGAAAAGGCGGATAATTCCGCCCGTCTTTATTTAACTTTGTGCTTGAACGCCACAATACGGATCTGCTTTGGATCGTAGACGCGTTCCCAGTTGGCATCAGATGAAAGACCTGCATTATTCGGAGCAACACCCATTGCACCAGCCCATTTGATGCCACGAGGGTGCAAAACAAAGTGACGGCGGTTAATGAGAATGTCAGAGCCTGCGAGACTGTCTCGGTCAGTCTCAACCCCTACAGGTGCGCCGATATCCTGAAAGCCGATAGCACCTTGTCCGAACAGGAATGATGTGAATACATCACCATCAACTGGCATACCGTCATCGACAATCACACGGCGATCCATGAAGGTTTTGTAGAGCACCACGCCATCTGCATCACGTACGGTTTCAATCAGGCCCTGTTTGGCTAGTGCAGCCATAGTCGCCGAATGCATGGCAATAGCCGTTAATTTATCGACTGCATCCCCTAGCTTGTAAGACGCGTCAATAAATGAAACACCATCAATAACTGCCGCAGCTCCAGTACCAGCAGAGATGTCGTGTGTATTGCTTGCCATACTTGCAGAACCGAACACACCTTTAAGCGTATTCACGGTAAAGCCTTGGAATTCACGTGCCCAGTAATCAGCGACCAGATCACCAACCGCACCAAGTGGATCGTCACCTGATAAAGCTTTCGCGAGATCATTGGCACCCCATGCCTTACCACGTGCATGTAAAATAGCAATATCTTGACCCGCTGCAATGTTGTTTACGGTTAAAGGTGTCGCATCTGAAAGTACTTCAGACTCACCGTCCAAATCGTTCCAGAACGGGATATTTACGGTAGATCCCCCTTGTGTACCAAAGGCAACTTCGACATCAAGCTCCCCTACAATTCCCGACTGCCATAAAGCGGACTTCTTGGCAGTTTTATTTAAAACGTACTGAGTGAATAACTCGGGTACGATTACATCAGCAATTTTCGTCTCAGCCATTAGGCTTTACTCCTTAAAGATTAATACCGTGTTTTGCAGCCAGCTCTTTAGCCAACTGCGGATTTTCATTTCGTAATTGGGCAAGTTTGGTCAGGTTCACCGAACCATCTGGCTTGGTGATATCGACCTGTCCTTTTGTATTGGTGCTACCGGGCGAACCTGTTCCATTTGCTTTAGGCCAGAAATAAGGCTTTTGCTCACGTAAGGTTTCCACCCATTCTTTTGGTGATAACGGCGTCTTACCGTCTTTACCAATGATCACTTCACCTTGTGTATCGATTGCTACGGCCTTACCGTTTTCATCGAGTACAAATTTGGATTGGGCAAGGAAGGCAATATCTGCGGTTGCTTCCGGCAATGCCTCTAGTTCAAGGGCAGCTTGTACAATCTGGCTCTGAACAACCGATTGCTTGAACTTGTTGGCATAGGCTTCTGCTTTATCAGCCCGCTCTTTTTCAGCATTGAGTAATTTGTCATGCTGTTCACGCATCTTCTCGGTACGTTTATGGATGACTTCACTCACCTTACCTTCGGCAATTAATTTTGCATCTTCATCCTGCTCCAGTTGGGCAAACAGTTTTTTGACTGTTTCAGGATCAATACCTTCATACTGTTTTTGAAGCTTCTGGAGTTCCTGCTTTGCTGTCTTGGCGGCATCACGCTCGCTTTGAAGTGCAGTTTTCAGTCCTTTTGGATCTTCGTAGCCATCCAGATCAAGGCGAAACTTCCCATCTTCCTCGACATATAGACCACGATGTTCTTCTTTAACGTCGTCCAGTGAATCAACAATAAATGGCAGTGACATGTTCAAACCTCTCGTTTGATTAAGTTGAGCCTTATCTCAAGGCAATAAAAAACCGCCCGAAGGCGGTACGTTGTAAGAGTGCGATTATTTCAGTGCCAAAATAATCGCGATAACAATGATTCCTAGGGCTAAGCCCAAATTGGTAATTGACTGCATTAGTCCTGCACGGTCAGCACCTTTCTCGCTCATTTTTCCATCTACCTTTAACTCAGTTTTTGATGTATGCTTATGCACAGAGATATTTCTCCTTAACTTTCACCGGTTGAGTTGAATTAAAAAGCTCATGATTGCCGTCATGGGCTTTTTGCTTTTTAAAACTTCTATCCTTTATTCTTGATATTCAAACTTTAGGTTTGTTGTGTAATTTCAGGGATAAAAAAACCACCCTAGTATTAAGGTGGTTTTCTTTTACTCATCTAGATTAAAAGTGGCTGTATCTTAAGTTTTAACTCTTCAACTTTGTGTTTTGCTTTCGGCTTATATTGCTTACCAACTAAACATAAGGTTCGACCTGCTTTAGATGCAATGTCCGTCAAATTCTCAAAGTCTAATACCGCTCTATTAAACTGATCTATTAAGTTAAAAGCAGATTGGCGTAATGCTTTTTCACATTGGATAAAGTAACGACGTGCGATTCGCCCCTGATCATTGTTTTCCACCATTGATAGTTCTTTGGCAACATCTAAGGTCAAAAGATAATCCGTTTGTCTTGCCTTACCTTTTTGGCCATCTTTTCTTTGGGTTTCGGAAATTATCGAAAGGCAAGCAAAGTCTTCATTTTCAATGAATCCATATGTTTTGATTCGTTTCTTTATCCAATCAGCAAAACGATCTCCACTTTTCAGCCATTGATGTAAAGTACGGGCATCAACACAAGATTGAACCTCTCCACCAATTGTGGCATCCACAACTGGAATTAAAGTATTGTGTAATGTTTGGGGTTTGTGCATATGCAAGATCTCTAACAGAGTTCCGCCAAGCTACAAATCAAGAGAAATAGAAATAAAGATAAATTTTTATAGCGCTAAATATTAATCCGCAACAACCTACACCACCAAACATTATGTTTAGTGAAATAAATTGAAGGTTTCCCAAAGTAAACAAAATGTTTACTTGTTTAAACCAGTGGTCTAATATTTACTAACCTAGGTTATATTTTTAATCTTTGCATCTAAGTTCTCTTAGTTTGTGCCTTCCGAGGGCGATTAAAAATTAAGGTCTCTCGTGATTGCCGTTACGAGATACCACCTGAACCAGCGAAAGGATCAAGTATTGGCGTACTTGGTCCTTTTTCTCTTAAAACGAGCAAAAAAAATGCCTCGCTTAATCATTGATTTGGTTTCATCTTTTTACTTTATAAGAGTTATCAAGAAATAACTAGTCTTGGCAACATTCAACTGCGTTAAATCACGTCGTGCAGCGTCATCCAGATACTATTTTTTATCCATACTTTATGAACAAATCTAAAAAAGAATCTAATTAGGACAAAACTAGACAAAACTAGACAAAACTAGACAAAACTAGACAATTATTTTAATTTTGATATGCCATTTATAAATAAATTCCTAAAAAGATTATTATTTAATTATATTTTTTAGATACATTTAATTACAAATTTACCGCCCTTTCGAGCGGTAAATCTTAAACTTAAGAGTGAAAAATGGCTGACTTACCACATTCATTTAGATCCTTAAACCCAATCCCACCTTTATGCCAGTCATGAGTTTTAGCTAATTCAAATATAGGCATATAGATTTCTCGACCTACTAACTGTCTTGCATCTTCAGCACCGAACTTAAAATGGTCGTGGATGCCATGTCCCATAGATGGGCCAAGTTTTCGGATAGACTCTCCAAACTCAGACCACCAGTGATTAAGCCAAAGCATGTGACGAGCTATAGAATCTATATGTTTAGATCCGTATTGCTGCTTCTTATCGGCTTGGCTATATAAAGCTATTAAGTGATGCACGTACTCAACGGCGACTGGAATCACATCGTATGGAATTTCGTCGATACTCTTAACATTGAACCGTTGATGAACTAATTTATATGCTTCGCTGTAGTTCAAGTGCTTGGTTTTAGACACAAGCATATTTACAGCGCTTGTGAGTGGTTCACGTTCTGACTTATGTGTTTTGGACAGAATATCTTTTCGATGGAAGTAACAATCTTCTAATTGCTCAAACACTTCCCAAGCTTGGTCTGTATCTAACATCTTGGCATGACGTGCAGCGCCACGTTCTGTCCAAAGGATTAAGGCTCGAGTATTTTTACTAATTTCAACTGAGTGACTAAAAGTCACCCAGTCCTTAAAATCCTTTAACTCAGTACCTTCAAGCTTAAAAAAGTGTTTACCTTGAATAAAACGACTTCTATTACGTGAATAATTTTGCTTAATGTTATCTGTATCAGAACTATAGAAGTCAGCAAGCATCTTGGTAGTTACGACTGGAATAGTCTTATAGTTAATAACGGAAATTTCTTTATCATTTATATTTGCAATAGTATTCATAATGATTCACCTCGTGACCGTAGGAAGGCTGCCACATACAGGCATACCTGATGAATCATTGTACCCTAATTTTAGGGTACATCAAGTTTTATATACTTCTTACTCTTCTAGAATATCGAGTGCTTTTGCGAAATTAGCTGTATCTAAACTATTCTGCTTCAATAATTGAATAATCTCTACTCTAACCCCCACAGGAATAGGTCTTCTTTCCTGAAGCCAATCTCTTACACGACGTGCATCAACCTCCAAAGCTCTAGCTAAATCACTCTGCCATTGGTTTCCGTATAACAGTTCACCAGCATGGCGCAACTGGTCAGGTGTGAGACGATGGTTGTCATTAGCATCAGACATAGGGACGACAATTCCAAAATATAAGCAGACTATAGAAATATACGTAAAACTATAAATTTATAGCCTATTTTATGCGTAAACGTATAAAAATTAGAGAAAATATACATAAACGTATAAAAAAATTAGGTAAAGACTGTTTTTTCTTTATTTTTTTTGAGAAAAATTTTATATCCATTTATATTTTGGAAATAAAAAAACACCCGAAGGTGCTATTGAATTAAATAAGTTGGGTTAATCAGAAATTGAGGTTTTAACTGTCACACCTGTTAGAAAGTGTTTTTCTGAACCACCCAAACATGTGGCACTAGAAAAATTCGCATAAACATCTTGTACATTTAAGCCTGTATCTTTTTCAAATTTACTGATCATTTCAGCAATATGACCTGTTAGAGTTCTTTCTAACACTTCTTTTCGCTTTACATATTCAGCAACTGATATTTCAGACATTTTTCCCACCTTTAGCTACGTTTTCTTTGCTTGAGTCCATCTAGGCTTATCACCTACTAAACGAACACCATTACCACCATAAGCTTCAAAAGTCACAGTAATTAATGCTGGTCCACCTTGATCATTACTAATCATCTGTACTTCTCTTTGCCCAGCCAGTGGCAGTCCAGTTTCTTCATCACACACTACTAAAAAACCTTTTAAGGTCGGATGACGCTTAAGCACTAAATGCCTTGATTCACTCATAACCCCAACTCCTTAAATGACAAAAGCGCCGTTTGGGCGCTTTCATATATAGGTGCAAATTGTGTCTTAAGTGAGTAAGTATTACCTGTCATCGGCAATAATTACTCACAGCTAAATCCTGTTCCAACTAGCTCTTTTTTCAAATTTGAAACGAGAGTTTGTTGTTCCTGCTGTTGTCCACTAAGATAATTTTTATCTAGAGCTTCTGCACCATCTATAGATTTATAGAGCTCTTTAGATTCTTCTAAATTGTCCTTTAAAAACGTGGTGAGGTTTAGTTTCGCCTGGGCAGCTCTACACAAATTATTTTTAGCTTCTAAATCTTGAGTAGCCTGTTTTACTTGACCAGTTGTAGGATCAAAAGAATATGCATTTGCCATGGCTGATTCTAAAGCTTCAGACAATCGATCATATTCTTTAAGATATTTTTCACTTGGCTCAGCTAAACAAGAGATTGAGATGAGGGTAAGAGATATAAAAGCTATTGTTTTCATGTTGTATAAATTCTGATGTTTTAAAAAATATAACATAAGAAAAAATTACAGGCCCAACTCTTTAAATGCTTTTTCATCCAACTTTTTTAACTCATCCAAAGTATATAACCTACCTTCCGGATCAAAGAACTTCTCAAAATCAAACTTTCCTTCTTTATAAAGTCTGTACCGCTTTGGCCCTAGCCATTCCTTTTGAAAGAAGTCATCTGTTTTCTTGAAGAACTCTTTAAACGTCGTATTGGCATCTAATTGTCCAATTAACTGGCTGCGTTCATCCTTAGGAATATCCTTCACTCTTCGCTCATCCATGACAAATGGGCGTTCACCAACAAGCCGACCATCTTTCTCAACTGGTACCAGAATACTGCGACAGTTAGGATGTAACGGCGGTACCCGTTTTGCTGGGTCGTTAATCTCCCATACAGTGCCATCAAGAGATGCACATAGTTTTGAAGTCCTTCCATCCAGCGTTGCAACCAATCGAACATATTCAAAACCAATCTGGTTAAAGCTATTAAGATAAGCTTGATTCGCGACATGGCTACGTACAGTTCTCACAGTACGATCAATATCAGATTTAGAAGTACTTAATAGACCATCCTCATAATTAAGCCGTTTGGTACCACGTATACGCTGAACAATCTCCTGATTCGATTTACCTGAGCTAATTCCATCTCGAATAGCATATTCAACTTTTTGGCGAGCAGTCTCGGCAATCTTGGATAGAAGATCATCAACCAATGCTCCACCAACTAAGGGTACTTTCTTGGCTGCTGAATATAGCTTTTCACCATTGGTTTGTTTAATCTTGCCGCCGTATAACTTGGCTGTGTAGTTGGCCTCATATACAGCTAATGCTGTGGCTGAAACGGCGAATGCTTCAGGTAATGAAGTACTTATTGCTGCAAACCATTGAGAAATAAGATCACGAAGCTCTTTGAGATTGGCGGTAGTGTATTGCCCACCAGCAAGTGCTAGCTTTTCAGACTCATTTAACTCATCTAATAAATCCCGAAGCTTTGCCAACATCAAAGCCGACTCATCATTAAAAATCTTTAATAACTCATTCACTGTATAAGAAGAAGCGCGATATAAGTACGCCTGATGTTGTGTAAGTACTTCGATCAATGTTTTATCTTTTGAAGCCATTTAACACCTCTAAAGCGGCATGTTATCTCGCTCACCTTCAACACGTTTCAACTCTTCCTGAAAATCATGAACTGGTAGCTTTCCAGTAGCTATATATTCCCAATACGTCTGGAAGGAGTTCTTCCCTGCTAGAGCACCTTCATAAAGCTGCTTAGCGAGATTGATGTCATACTGCTGAACGATAAATTCAGGTTCTACCGTAAATGTATATTTGGATGCATCCAGCTTTAGCCACTGAGCTGCATATTTAATTGCCTGTTCGATCGCCTGAGCCGCACACATCACAATACTATGCAAACTTGCATGCTGATCAACCTGACGTGCACGGCGGGCTTCACCTGATTCTTGTGTATTGGTATCAATGACTTTTGCACCGGCTTCTAATGCTGCGTTCTTTTGAGCATCCATTTCCTGTTTAGTTAGCTCAATGCCACTACCGGATATTTCCAAATAACCACACTGAGATTCGCTAGGTAAACTCCAGACAGCCATCACACCAGTGACGCTAATGTCTTCATCACCTTCTAAGCCATTAATCCAAGGCTGAGGATGAGCTGTGTGATGAAGTGATTGAAAATAGTCCGCACTAAGTTGGTAATACTTGAGTGCTGCTTTTGCCATGGTAAGCAATGGTACCGTACCTACATGGGGTGAATTATCAGTGGTACCGCAGAAAACGAATGGTGTGAATGAAAGCTGATTACCGCCAAGATCCGGAGTTTTATCTTCTTCTCTAGAGCCATCAAACAAACGGACTGCTAAGGCTCCATCAATCATGGATAAAACGCGATGGACCGTTTTTGTATCATGGCCAAACTCATCTCCACCGTTTTCAAACTGCTCCTCGAGCACTAATAGTTTCAGATCCTTACGGCCACCAATGCTGTTTTCCTTCCAGTTAATAATGGATAAGGCATCATATAAGGCGAAGTATGGAACGCCGTTAGCATCTACATCCACTAACAAGCCACAGCGGCCATATTCGAGTAACTCTAGGCAAATACGGATAAAGAGTTGTTTAAGCCCAAAACCATCATTCGTAGCGTTCTCTACAAGCCCTTTTAATAAAGTGCTTTCAATTACGATGTTAGGTTCAAGCTTTGATACCAGACCTATCATCGTACGAAGAGAATCTTGAACCCATAATGGATACTGCGCACGGCTTAGATAAGCCTTGTAAATTTCCCCAGTAGTATCTCCCTGCTTTTCAGCCTCAATCATCCCTGCTGATTTAGGGAGATACTTAGTTTGCGCCTGTTTAATCTGCTCTTCGCCAGCAACGGCGTCGCGCATAACCAACCAGCTTTTTTGTGCAGCACTATACTGCGGATGTTTATCCGTAACTGCCATAAAAACACCAATAAAAAAAGCACCTGTAAGGGTGCGTTGTTTAAGCCATACCCCGAATCCGCCTGACCTGAACAATCCGTTTAATAATCGGGAACCGTTTCGCTAATGGATAGCCACCTGCATCACCAACATGGTCTAGGCCTGATTTCTTGTCAGGCATTCCAAAGTCATCATAAATCTGCTGTTCCAATGTCTCGGTAAACCGTGGGCACTTATAAGTATTAACCTTTAACGTCCGTTCTCCATCACCATTCAGGATCAAAGCATTCACGGCATTTAAACGGTCTTTAATGGTCGGGTTAGTGTTATTTACCTCTACCCGTAAACCATGCTGCCTTAAGATGGCATGATCCGATTCACTGCTATTTTTTGATGAAGTAGATTGTCCGGCAGCATCAGGAATAATCATAATTTCATGACTGGGGAAACGTTCAATAATCAGTTTGGTCATAGTTGGCGTATCACGAACTCCTACCAGCTCATCTAGTGCCAGAGGTTTACCGTCACGGATCACATACACCACGGCGGCCATTTTCAGAACGTTAAAGTCCATACCGATAATTAACGGCTCATTCGGCTTAATCTCTTCATCGGTATGGTTGAGCCTACGGTCAAAATCAGGATAAACAGCACCACTGGTTAAGTTAACGAACTGCCCACGTAAATAAGCCTCAATGAGCTGAGGTGGATAGGATTCCCGTAAAGATGCAATATAGTCATCTGGTAAATTGGCCTCATTGTCATAGGTTGAAGCCTGAATCATTCCATAAAGCTTTCGCTTGGCCTCTGATTTATTCGCCTCTTTAACGAATTGCTCGTACGTAAATTTAAAACCTTCCGGTGTAGTCGCTACATCAATACCATTCAACAAACCTGCCTGTTTAAATCGCATACGTGCGATGATCTTACGCCACGCTTGCTGAGCCTTGTGAGTAGCCATAACATCGAGCTCATCAATCAATGCATGACCAATCTTAAAACCGACAATTGTTGCCGGCTTCTCCATAGACCGGCAGATAATCGTACTTCGATACTGACGACCGTAATAAAGATCGACCTCTTTATTCGATTCATAGATTTTAGTCTTTAACCCCCAGTCAAAAGCAACCTCATCGACTGTCGGATAAAAGATATCCCGAATCTGAGGATATGTAGGTGCAAAATAGCCCAGCCTAACTTTGGGGAATTCCCAAGCCTTATGGCATAAAGAACCACAACCCACCCAAGTTTTTCCGCCACCAAATCCGGATATAAATGCCCTGAATTTGTTTTCCATTTGAAGAAATCTAGCCTGAGGCACATTCAGCGTCGGATTGATGTTCGGCATCTTTTTTACTCGCATCTACAACTTGAATGGTTACCTTGACCGGTGTTGGATCATCTGCACCCTCACCGTCGCCCGTCCTGATCTTTTCAATCTCCAGTTGTTTTAACTCAATATTCAGGAGTGTTAAGTCATGACCCTGCATTTCTTCCCGAACCTGTTTAATCACACCTTGCTTCATCAGCCGGTTGTTCTTCCAGCCTTCATAAATCTTCTGAAGTTCTTTAATGCGATAGGCTTTATTAGCAAGTGGAATGTCATAAACATTCTTTTGAAAATCTGCTCTGGTTTTATTAAACAAATTAACCAGTTTCTTGCTTAGGTTTTTCCCCGTTGCTTTTGTTGGGTCATATAAAGCGACCTGCTGACGTTCAATTTCGATGTTAAATTCTTGCTTTACGGCATCTGCTACCTGTTGAGGGGTTTCAAAGCAGGCAAGAGACTGAACTATAAAGATTTTTACAGGCTCTCTTAGTGTTGCCATACTTGCCCCTTCGTAAAGCTACGTAAAGCAAAACAGGCAAAAAAAAGAGCCTTATGGCTCAATTGATTACGCAGTTTCCGCAGCATTTTGAAATATCTAGATTTGAAACAAACGGCGGATTCTTCGCAACCTCAACAAGACGTTTAACGCTCTTACTTGCTCCCCACCGTTTAGTTACACCAATAAATTCTTCTACATCGTGACCAGCTAAATAGTGCTTAGGTAAACCAGTTGAACTGCTAAAGATCATCTCGTCGTCTTCATCACGTTCTACACCTATATGGTAAAGTTCATGCTCAAGCAAAGCACAGAATTCACTATCGTTAGCTTTATCGCAAAAGGAAGCATCGATCGTAAACAGGTAAGTTGGTATAAATCCGAACCATTCTCGCATCTGTTGCTCTTATCTTGCTTTACGCCAGCCACCGACATTAAACATAACCTTTTCACACTGCCCAAGAACCATGGCTTGTTTGCTTTTAAATGCTGACGAAGCCCAAGCAAACGCCAGAAACTCTTCATTGTCATGAAGCAGCTCAGCAATATGGTCATGATCTGGATTGTGAAGTGGTCCACCAAGCGTTAGATAGTTAGCAACAACCCATTTCTTTAGGTCTGGTGCCGGTATTAAACGGATTGCTCCCTCTTCTTCAGCTTGGTCAATAAAGTCAGTTGGCGGTAATGGTCTGATCTGATCCATTTTCAATTCTCGCTAATTCACTTTTTATCCAGTTGATTGCATAACCTGATTCAATTTGATGAGGTTCAAGACATACAAATAAATAACCTCTATCGATAGCAAGATCATACTTACACAATGCGTTTGCTATCTTTGTGCCACCGCGACCAACTGCCCAAGGGCTACCAGCAATTTCTATAAGTAGATTCAACTTCACAATATAAAAATCGAACCGCCAATTTTTAGTTGAATCAAATTGAAATTTTCTTCGGTATCCAATTCGATGTTCTTCTAGTTCTTGAAATAGGACTTCTTCAGCTTCCAGATACTTTTCTTTAGCATTAGGCAATGGTCTGCTTTTAGATTTTGTTTTAGGTTCTTTTTTTCTTGTAAGCCAAAAGTATTCATTAGAATTCATTTATTTCACCCATTAAAAAACCCACCAATTGGTGGGTTTTGAATTAAAAACCTAAATCATTTGATAGTCTGACAAATATCTAACTTACCTTTAACTTGCTTTATGCAAGACCATGCATCATTTTTATAGTCTTCACTAACTTTTTTGGTTTTAAAGTCACGCGGATAAATTTCAGCTTCTAATAATTCATCTGATTTTTCACCCAATGAGTAAGTAAGATCTTCACCGTCTGAAACCGTTATTTTCTCTTGAAGAATATAATATGAGGCATCAGGAAGTATAAGAGTTGTTTGATATCTCTCAGCAGAGCCACTTTCAGAAACAAGACATGGTTTAGTTATATTCTTCCCATCCACAACAAAACACCGGCCTTTATAAAGGAATTTTTGATCTGCAAGGGTATTAAAAGATATTAAAAGAGAAATTAATAAACAATTAAAGACTTTCATTTAGACCTCTATTTTATCTTATAGCAAACATCTAGCTTGCCTTTAATTTGCTTATAACAAGACCATGAATCACTTTTAAAATTTTTAATTACTTTTTTAGTTTTAAAATCACGAGAATAATCTACTGCTTCCAGTAAGTCATCTGAATCACTCCCCATAGCAATAGATCTTTTTTCACTATCAGGATTCATGGTTGACTCTTCAATCAGATATTCCGTCTCACCAATTGTAAGAAGTGTGTACAGTCCTCCCGCACCACCACCAGAAGATACAACACAAGGTTTAGTAAAGTTCTTTCCATTTGGGACAAAGCATTTTCCTATACGATCAGGGTTCTCATGTGCAAATGCTATAGCTGAAATTAGAAGAGAACTTAATAAACAAATAATAGTTTTCATGAAAAATAATCCCTTTCTTATTTAAAATTTATTAACTTTAAAAAAAGTATATGAAACAACTTCAGCAAATGAAGAGTTAGATATGGCACAAAAACAATGGCTAAATTTCAAAGAAAAATCAATACGCTGATTTTATTGTTTCAGATCCCCAAAGAAGCCCTACAACAGTTGAATATGATTTAATTTACTCGTCTAAATCACCACTGACACAGCTTAAATTCGTTTGAATTTACAAAGAGATCATATTCTCGATCTATTGTTGCCTTAATTTGCGTAAGTTCCACTTCGATCTCCTTATTATGGGAAATCTTTTTATAACACATTAAAACCAACTATTAGTGAGCTCTTAAGTTAAAAATTGATATCGATGTTATCGAAAATAGATGATGCAAAATCAACAATATCTTTCCCGATTTCTACAATTAAATCTTTTACTTCAACTAGATCCGGATTCACAGAATTAAGCACCGAGTTTTCTTGTTTTTGCTCGTTCTCGGTATCTAATGTTCAACATTATTAATCGGTTCATTTTGATTTTGCATTAGTCTAATTATTCCTCAAAAGTCTGAAATAATGGAGGAGCAAATAATGCCGTCTTATCCTTTGTACAAATTCTTTCAATTCTCAAACCAAAATCTGTAGCAGCTTTTTGTTTTTCATCTTCTGTTGTATATAGAGGTGTCTCATAAGCCAAACCACTTACATGACCAAAAAAGTGATTGATATGGTAATTGAATATTAAATTTTCCTTATCTTGATCTAATGGAATAAGTAGCTTTTCAAGCAAATCAAGAGGCTTAATACCAGACTGTCTTTCTAACATGATTTGATATGCTGCACTATTAAGCTTTTCACAGACCGTTAATTCATTTTCTTCAGCGTGCAGTAGACTTCCAACTGACATTAAAATTACTATAAATATTAGTCTCACTCATCTATCTCCACATATACAAATCAGTACCACAATATCAGCTATATGGAACTCTTATAATATTTACAGGCTCAACCGTAACAAACTACTTTATAAAAAAGGATTGGCCTAAATTGAACATGAAAGCCAACTTCATTTTTCATAAATTAAATCCAATAAAAAAACGGCTTTGATGATGGGTTTTTATTTAAATTATCGAGTACTAGGAATGAAAATTGGATATGTGAAATAACTATTGTCCTGCTTTTTGGGTTTTACGCATTCAGAATCATTGCATTTATGAATAGTAGCTAGTTGTTTGATAATATTTTTTTCATCTAAATTAATAATATAATTATTAATTATTTTTTTATCTTCTACTATATGATCAGATACATTAATTGCATAAATCATTGATTTTTTATCAGCTTTAAGATGTAGCCGTCCTTGATAAGTCACCTTACCTTTTTCTATGGTAAAAGGAATAGAGAAGTAGGATGTAGGAGATAGGCCAAGAGCAATAGTCCAATCATAGAATTCATAATTACCTTCATCTAATTCAATTACTACTAAACGCCCGCGAGGATCACTCCAAATTAAAGGATCGTATAAAGTGTAAAATGTTAAATCCTTTGACTGATTAGTTCCTATTTTACGGAGTTTCCAATAAAAATTAGGAATATCATTTTCAGCAGTGAGTCCTACAGCTAATACTCCTTTATTGGAACTATCCGATAGAACTTTTCCTGGTTTGATATTTAACTGAGCACAACCAGAAAGAAATACAACGAGAAAAAATAATATTTTCATTCGAATTTTCATATCTAACCTTGTTTTTAATTTTCTAAGCTATGCTAATAAGTTGAATTATAAGTTAAATATATTCTCTAAGAAATAGTCAAATTTATTAATAATTTAAAATTAAAAGATGATGAATTTAAATATTCAAAATGATAATTCTTATCAAAACTTTTATCATGAGGAGAATATAAAATTTACTGGAGGAGCTCTATTGAGGATTATTTAATCCCTTTATGTTTTAGTAAAAGAGCTTTCTGCTCTTCACGAATATCCTTTACCTTCTGCAGTTTCTCAAGGTAAAAAAAATCTCTCTCCAATGCTATTTCTATAGCTATTTCTTCCTTTAAATTACCGTTCTCATCAAAGTTTTCAGGATTTTGATCTGGAAATTCTAAATAGTATTCTTCCATATCCATGACTTAAGTCTTTTATATCTATTAAAATAAATATAACATAGACAACAAAAAAGCCCATTAAATGATGAGCTCCACAACCTAACTTATTAATATCATTTAAGAAATTTAATTAACTTATTTTTAAATGACTCATTTTCTTCACTTATGAAGTCAACCGTTTGTTGGATTCTAATTGGAAAATATTCTCCATTTTCTACAAAAGGATAAAAGCTCGCATTTTTATAAGCACTGACTACATAGCTATCAAGTGCTAAAATCTGGCTACTTTTAATCACGTGTACAGATACCACTTTACCAGTTTCATCACTTTCAACCTCAACAGTAATGGAAGTTGGTTTGCCTTTCAATAAATTATGACCATCAATATATGGCACATTCTTCCACAAAATTCCATCCTGGGGGTTGGAGGTTTTATCATTAGCGAATGTATTACCACTCAACATTAAAACAAGCCCCAACAAAAGAAATTTCATAATTTTATTTATCCAAAATAAAACAAAGCTCGTCACAAATGGCGAGCTTTTAAATATCTTACGTGATCTTTATTTACACTTCGACCACTATAACGCAAAAATAGCATTTACCCTGTACAGGGTCAAGTAGTCTTAAAGATTCAAAAAAACTTTGATACATGTATTTATTATCTTTAGATATACTAATCATGAAATTTTAATGAAGATAAAAATAATCCTTATCATCAACTCAAATAAAGAGAATTCTATAGATGAATAAAATTTTCCTATCCCTCCTTTTATTATCCTTATCAGGTTGTGCTGTTTTAATTCCTCCAGCTTATAACCCTGGGGCGGTAATGTCACATTTCAGAGAAGGACAAGCGAGTAAAGACTCCTTCTATGTCAGCTATAAAGGTGATCGTGGTAGTTCACCAGAACAAGCAAGAGATTTTGTTGTTCTACGCGGTGCTGAGTTAGTCATGCAAAATGATTTTCGCTACTTTAAGATTCCCAAAATGAATCAAGGTACTCTTGTGACCTCAAACTATCAAATTGCTTCTGGGGTAAGGAATGATACCTATCAACCTATGGTTGAAGCTCAAATCATAGGAGTAAAAGACCCTGGTGCAGATACTGAAGTCTTAGATGCCATTAAGGTAGCGAAGGCACTAAGAATTAAATATCGACTCAACTATAAATTGACGCCATTAGAGCTAAAATATAGCCATTAATTTCTTGATGAAGAATAGTTAGATAACTATTTTAAGTGCTTATGAAATCTCTAGAAGTCGTTGCTGCAGTCATACAACACCAGGATAAAATTTTATGTGCCCTTAAAGGTGAGCATAAGTATCCTTATTTATCAAATAAGTATGAATTTCCAGGTGGCAAAGTAGAAGCTGAAGAAACACTCGAGCAAGCACTCATCCGAGAGATTAAAGAAGAACTCAATTTAGATATCGAAGTAACAAAGTATCTATTAACTGTAGAGCACGCCTACCCCAACTTTAATATCGAGCTGGCCACTTTTATGTGCGTGACTAAGACTATTGAAGAATTGGCGTTAAGTGAGCACCAGGATGTACAATGGTGCACTATCGATGAATTAGAACAGCTCGACTGGGCTGCTGCTGATATCCCCATCGTGAAATACTTACTTGATAATAAGACTGCAGCATGTTGAAAGATTTTAGACAATTAAAACCAGGTACCATTTTAAATAACGCAGAATTATGCGAATATTTCCTTTGCTCACCTCAGGGCGGAATGCGTAGATCTAAAAAGACCAATACCCTTATCATTGTTTCAAATCATGTAGAGTCCGTCTATGAAGATCGATGGATAGGTGACGAGCTGCATTACACTGGGATGGGCCAGGTCGGTGACCAGGAATTAAAAAGTCAAAATAGAACACTAGCTGAAAGCCATACTAACGGCGTTTCAGTTCATCTTTTTGAAGTGTTTGTCGATAAAGAATATATCTATCAAGGTCCAGTTACTCTCGTAGGAGCTCCCTATCAAAAGATTCAACCTGATGCCAATAAACAAGATCGCTTAGTCTGGATATTCCCAGTTAAATTGTCTGATTCAAATACTGCGATTAGTGTAGAGACTATAGAGCGCACTAGTCAGAAAAAGCAGCGTAAATATAAAAAGAAATCTATTGAGCAGTTGTTGGCAGATGCCCACGCTACAGCACAAACACAAGTTAGTTACCGTAATACCAAAACAAAATACTTTATTCGTTCCGATGCTATTGCCCAACTTGCTAAGCGTTTAGCAAATGGCATTTGCCAGCTCTGTGAACAACCTGCCCCTTTTAAAGACCAAAATGGTGAGCCCTACTTGGAAACCCACCACATTGAATGGTTAGCGCACGGTGGACCAGATACCGTCGAAAATACAGTAGCGCTTTGCCCGAATTGTCATAAGAAAATGCATGTTGTGAATGCTGAGGCAGATCGCTTGAAGTTAATAGAGATAACCTTATTTCTTATTTAAGAATAAGGTTATTTATCTTTTTAGAAGATCTTTAATCATCTCCATAGTGGAATTTGTATTATTGGCACTAATTCGTTCTTTTTCGAGTTCAATAGTTGTTTGATCTTTTTCTAAAATAAAATTTCTTTCAGTCTGTGCAATATTCTCTAAGATTGTTGATAAAAGTTTATGATTTTTAATAGACCTTGCCAGCTGTAAAGCTAAATATTTAGCCTCCATATTAGTTATTTCATTTTGAAAATACTTTATATCGTCTAGACTTTTTTTGTAAAGGTTAAGAAAGAAGAATACTAATAGTGCAATCAACATAAATAAAGACAATCTAGGTAAAGAATAGCTCAACAATTCAACAGTCGTTCCAACTACAGGTAGTTTATAAATAAAGAAATACGCTAAATATCCACCTACACCACTTATTAAAACTCCAATTACTAAATTGAAATTACCCCTTACAAAAAGGCCATTTTTTTCTGCATTAAGCCTATCTAATGAGCTTTGTATATTCTCTTTTAAAATATCATCAGTTGTTTTTGTTTCAATTTTATTTAATAATTTTTGTATATAATTTTCAGTAGATTCTGTTTCAATTTTCTTCTCAATTTCTTTAATAATATTTAACTTATCAATTTCAGAAAATTCAATATTAGCCACATTAATTAAGTCAACCTTCCCTTCTATTTCCTTTATTTTCTTATTTAAAAATATCAAGTCCTCACCTAACTCTATAGACTTAATATAATCTTCATTTTTCCTTTTTGATTGATTTGACCTATTTAAATAGTTAATCATAAATACGCCAACTGCGACAGTTGTAGCAATAACCAATATTAATTGAGAAGCATCAAGGATAGTATATGGATATAATAGACTCATTATTTTTCAAAAAATTCAAAAATTATTTAATAAAAATACACAAAACTTAAATCTACCACAATTAAAAAATTATCTTTTATAATTTCTTAATAAGCTCTTTATTTCCATCCAAGTGCTATAGCAATCTGTGCAGCCCCTAAAGACGAAGCAAAAATTAAGAAAATTGAAGGAACTTCAATTGCTATAAATAATCTAATAATTTGCCAGAATATTACTTTGTCATGAATCCAAGCCAACTTAACCTTTCTACAAAAATTTTTTATAGTTTGCATGAATGAACCATCTTCTATCATTTCTATTTTGAGTTCTTTAGTTCTTCTATTTAGTTCTTCATTTAATGGTCTTATAAACTTTGCAAAACTGCAAAAGCACCAATAACCCAGATACAAGATCATAGTTAAACAAAATATGAGGCGGATACCCCAGTCTACTGTAAACATAGGCAATTGATTATTTACAAAAAGCAAGTATATACAGATAGAACCTAAGAATACTTGAGCGATTAGGCTCTCCATAAAAGCTGAAAAGGCATCTTGACCTTCTTTAGTTAGAATATACATAAGCATCTCAATAAAAAATGTTGTTTTTCAAAAATTTGATGTTGTTATGTTTGCAAACATATAAATAAAGATAATTTTATTTTTTAAGTACGACAAGATACTTAATGATTGATATTCAACAATTTCCACACAATTTAACAACTGTATATTTACTTTATTCATGCTTAAATGCTTTTAAAATAGCGCCAACTTTTGCAGTTGACGCTTTTTTTTCGTTTACAATTTTCTGATTATTTTTATAAAATTTTTATCCTTACTTACCACTAAAATTCTAATATCCAATAAACCCATACCGACAATGCAACACGGCCAATCCACACTTCACATCAGTACGTGCATCTGATTGCGAACGATCTTCTCTCACCATCTCAGGCCATGACTGCCCACGGAAGTAACGGTCAATAATCGCATCCATCCATTCGTCCATAACCTCACTCTGCCCCATTAAATCCAATATTAAACGCTGTACTGCACGTGCTTCATTGTCATCAATCTGGCACTGAGTTTTAGATTTGGTTTTACGAAATGGATCTGATTCACTCACAAAGTAATTCGCAATAATCTCTCGTTGTTTCTTCTTGCCTAACCGTTTTAAATGGCGTTGCTTTTCAACTTGTACCATCGCTGAGGCAATCGGATTGCTATATGCACCAGAAGGAATACCAGTAAAACTCTTTTGATCTAGCCATGCACCGAACTGATATAACCAGCCTTCCAGATCGAACCGAGACCAATCCACTGAGTGCATAACATGCTTCTTATCGATCATTAGTGTCATTCATTTCCCCCAACCATTTTCTCTATCTGCTGAACCGCTAAACCTGACTTCACTTGCTCTGTACTGAACCGTAAAACTGTAAAACCCATCATTGCCGCTGAGTTATATTTCTCCATATCCCCGATGTAACCTTTACCTCTTGTGTGACGTCCACCACCTGCCATCCAAATACCGCCTTCGACCTCGACCAAAATCTTTGTACCGGTAATCAGAAAATCTGCTCTCCATTTGCGTTTCGGATGGAATTTATATTCCTGCTCAAAACTGATTTTGCATGCTCTTAAGTGTGTTGCCAGTTCCGTCTCGCCTTCACTTGGCTGTCTGGTACCTTGCTTTGCTGAACGGCGTTTCTTTGTTTTCACTGGAAATAATTCACGGTATTCAGCTAAACTCATGCTAGACATGAATACCCCTTTCAAAAGCGTAGAACTCACTATGTAAGAGCGCTACGTTGACAACGTAGAGGTCTGTCATGCTGCCCCCTGCAATGAGCCTTTGAACCCAACTTGCTTGAGATATGGTTCCCATTGCTTGGCCTGAGCTGGATCACTAAGTTTTACGGCGATTCGTGCTGCAAGTTGATCGTAGCTTTCTCCTGCAGTAGCAAACTGACTTGCGAACTCAGGATGTTGTGATAGTTTTTGAGCGAAGGTATGAACCTGTTTATCGCTCAACTGGTGCGGTGCGCTCGGCGCGCTTCGTACTGACGACCCTGAATTCCGGAAAGCTGCCTGTTCACGTGCTTGGTATTTGCCACTTGCGTTGATTAACCAATCTGCAAAGTGGTAATGCATGAGTTCATCACAAAGATTCTTCTCGGCGTTGTAGAGTTCAAAAGCACGTAACTCCCGATCGAACCAAGTTGCGTTTTTGATCTGCTCGTAAGTTTCCTGATCAGTCGCCAAACGAATTTCTTCACCAAGTTTTTTCAAACTCAACCATGTTTTTTTATTTTTAGATTCATCTGATAGATTCCCTGATAGGTTCTGTGTCCCAATATTGGGACTGGTCTCGGTACCGTTTTTGGGACTGGTTGCGGTCCCATTATTGGTACTAGTACCGTTTTTGGAACCAGTACCGAAATTGGAACTAGTTCCGTTATTGGTACTAGTCCCATTTTTGGGACTGGTTAAATCATTTTCTTCACGCCCCATCACACCAATTAACTGGTAAACCTTCACACCATTCCCTGTGATTTCACCCGTAAATCTAATTAATGAAATTGCTTCAAGCTCATCTAATACTTTGATCACTGTTTTACGGTTAAGGACAGTGTCTTTAACCATTCGCTTAATGCTTGGGTAGCATTTATGAGATTCTCCCGCTCTATCAGCCAAGGCCAATAAAACGAGTCTTTGACTTGAGGTTTTAACCTCGGCTTTGAAAGCCCAAATGGTTGCGTCTAGACTCATAAGCCCACTCCAAATAAATCGGTCTGTTGGGCATTTGGAGAAATCCAAAGGCATTCTTGGCGACTCACGCCCCCTCTATTTCCTGAGGCTTGCACAGCTTTAGTCTTCTTTACCCAATGTGTTAAGCGTGAGTTGTAAATCTCATGGTCATAACCCGATAAGATGACTTTACCTTTGACCTGATTTAATAGATCTAATAAATCGATATGGTCCTGATCACTCATCTCGAATCGATAAGCTGTCATGTTTGATGTTCGAGTACTTCTTACGTACGGTGGGTCCACAAAAAATAATGTGCTCTCATCGTCATATTGGTTAATCACTTTTGCAGCTGGCTGGTTTTCAATAAGAACCTGTTTTAAACGGTCAGCAAATTGCAATAATCGATTTGGGTAACGTTCCCATAAGGCAATTTCATAATTCTTTTGTCGGCCTCCCGCCATTCGAAAACCTGTTTTTCCTTTAGTCGCCCCAGCTGAACCAAAACCCATCTGAGCTCGAATAATCATCCTTCTGGCTTTTTCTACGGGATCATCAGTTTCATTGTAGGCTTCATAGAATTCAGTGCGAGAAAATGGTGTTAAATACAATTTCTCTTCTAAGCATCTTCGTTGCTCCGGTTCTCTGAGTACTTTGAATAAATTCACAACCTCATTATCTAAATCGTTATAGACCTCAATAACGCTAGGTTCTTTAGTAAATAGAACAGATGCTCCTCCACCAAATGGCTCAACATAAGTTTTGTGGACGGGAAAATGTGAGATAACCCAATCAGCAAGACGAAACTTGCCTCCGTGATAACGGATAAGCGGGTGTTTTAAACTGCTCATGACACCTCCGCCCGTGCTAATTGTTCTGCAGTTAATCGACGTTTTAATTGGTTCTCTGCAACAATGGCATGACGTATATATCTCACTCCAGATGTCCAAACCTTTCCATCGGTATCAGTCATAGAGACATGATCGCCAAGAAAGTCACTTTTTATTTCTATGATGCAGAAAATACTATCGCCACCAAGCGGCCCCATAATGTGGTTTTGAATAACCACCATGTCACCTACTACAAATTCCTGTGAGTTGAGTTCAACGGGTTGTTCTGATAAATTATTTGTGTTCATTTGATTCACCTCAATTGAATGCCTAGAAGCCTGATCCTCGAAATCAGGCTTTTTTAATGCTCTAAATTTGACTGTGTATTCTCATGGCATCCTCTGGCATCTCTTGTTTCCTTAGGATGACCCCACACCTTTCGCATACGATTGAACTTGCGTCTTTCCACCAAGAGTTTTTCTATGCAAGCTTCACGTATCCAGTCTGCTTTCGTCATGTCGCTGGCATTAGCCACGCCTTCGATGGATTCATCGGTCAAGTCGTTAAATTTAACCGTTACAGGGTTATCGAGCTTTCCACCTAAAAAGCCCAATTCTCTTGCTTCATTCATTTCATCTGTTCTCATGAAAAGAGCAGCTCCCTTGCCTATCCAAAATCATGTAGGGACTACTTCATCTCTACGCTCTATATTTTTTGACTTTCTTGGATTTCCAATCGTAAGGATCTGTTGTTCAGTAAATTTTTTACATAAGGTTGCAATCACATATGAATAATTACTTTCTCCAGTGTACTCAGAACGTGGTAAGCAATTCTTTTCAATCCATTTATAAATGGACCTTTCACTTAATTGGACGGCTAATGCAACAACACAGACACCCCCTGCATCGTTGATAACTTCTTTTACAGTGCTCATCTTCAACCCAATAATGAACTATTGGTTCAACTTTATCAGGAACTGATAGTTCTTTCAATAACATTTAAGATTGAACTAATAGTTCATAAAGTCGATTGTATGAATACTCAGGTAGATAAAATTAAAGAAGAATTTGCTAAAAGACTTAAACAAGCAATGGATTCGAAAAATTACCCGTTGCGTGGGAGAGCAAGGATTCTGAGTAAAGAATTTGATATATCTGATAAAGCAGCCAGTAAATGGCTAAACGGTGAAGCTATTCCAGAGACTTCAAAGATTCCTATTCTAGCTAGATTTTTAGATACTACTTCAGAATGGCTTCTTTCTGGTGAAATGCAAGATAAACAGGAAACTACTCATTTGAATGAAAGAGTTGAAGATGATCTTAATAAAATTTGTGAAAAATTTATTAATGACTTTAATTCAGCTTTAAAGAATAAAAAGCTAACTTTAGAAATTGTAAAAACTTTAAATCAAAATTTAAATTTAATGACAAAATAGTAGGGGTCAAAATGTACGATATTAGTTCTGCAAATATTGAGCACAAGGTGCTTCATAGAATTGGGAATAAATTCAGAGAGGAGCCATTAGTACTTTCAGATAATCTAATGCCAAGCGAAGAGGAAATTAATAATTTATTATTAATTAATTATTTAAAACCTCTCGTTAATTTAAAAGAACCATTTGAACTTTTTCATGAGTCCAATATTGAATTAAATGAAGTCTATCATTTTTCAAATAAGATTTTTAATGATAATTTAAATTTCTTAAATACAAGTAAAGATATTGCAAAATCATTATATAGTCATTCAACACATCCTAACATTTTACTAGGAGAACTTATTGTTATTTTATATAAGAATATTATCATTGATAATAAAAAAATTCAGGGGTTAGGAATTTATAAAACTGAATTAAAAGACAACTACCTTGATGTTCAAGAAGAAGGTAAAACTTTAGTTCTTATGAATAAGCAAGGTATATCTATTAATAAGATTCAAAAAGGTGCATTAGTTTTAGAGGATGGGAATGTCTTTGCAATTGATGCATTAAATCAAAAGACAAAATATTGGTATAATGACTTCTTAAAAATAAAACTAAAAAAAACTCCAGAAAATAATGCTCAGATTCTAAAAAAAGTTATTCAAAAAGTTGTTTCTAATATAGAGAATCCTATTGAAAAGCTAAAAATCAATAATGAAATTTCTCAAAAAATAGAAAAAAATGAAACAATTACATTTTCAGATTTAAAAGATATATCAGAGAAATATATAGAAAATGAAACCTTCAATGAAATAACTACAGCCATCTCTTCAAAAGAGAACATTACCTTAGAAGATGTAGATATAGTTCAAGCAGAATTCTTAGACAAACTAACGAAAAACTTTAGAAAAAAACTAAATATTAACAACCTGTTAGATTTAACTTTAAAATCTAACAATCATGTAATAGGTGATATTACCACCCATGAATTAAATAATGAAGTTGTAATCAATATCAAAATACTTAACAAATAAATTGAGAGTTTAATATGGCTGGTGAAAAAACAAAGTCAATTGGCGAATACGGCGAAAAAATTGGCAGAAGTCTTCTAGACTTATTAGGGTGGAAAGATACTATTAGAAATATTAGTATTACTTGTAATCTGGGTGATGAACATAAAAATGATAAAGGAAACCCAAAACAATCTCATGGTGATGATGAGTTATTTGTATACGATTGTCCTTTTTTTTCAGACCGAAGAGTAGCTGTACACGTCTCAATAAAACATAGTGAACAATATAATCCTAATGAAGCAAAATTAAAGGGAAAGATTAAAAGTGATTTAATTGAACTAGCAGAAATCATTGAATGCTCTAAATATAGTGTTGAGACGGATTCAATTCTTAATGGAATAAGTACTGAACGTCCCGATACTAAACACTTTGGTTTATTAGTTTATACTTCCCACCACAAAGAGCAATTAGATAAAAATGTTACTTACTTATTAAACCATATGATTTTTAATGAAAAAATAAATGATACTATTTATATGGTAGATAATAATAGAGCTAATTTCTTATTCGAGGTTCATCGCTACTTAAACTCCAATTATGATTCTTTCAAGTATACAAATCCTAATTTTGGTTTTAGTTTATTAGGTGAACAAGACAACCATACTAACTTTATAACACTCAATATGCTCAATTCAGATATTTTACCTTTTAGAGTAGATGTAGAAGGTTGTTTTGAGATTATTTTATTCTGTAAAGATGAATTTTCAGAAGATTCATTGAAAAAAGGTATTGCTTATGCTTTTGAGATATCTCAGGGTTTTACAAAAAAGATATCTATTGGTTTTCCAGATTTTAATTATCACTCTCATAAATCAGCTGACCAAACTGCGAAAAGAAACTTTTCAAATGAAAATCAAAATATAGATATCACTATTGAAACTTTTTGTTTTTTAGAAAGTTTTTTAACTTCTGATACAAATAAATAAAGGGAGTCAGAGAATGAACAATAAAAATTTTAAAGATGAAAAGAGAGTTTTTTTTGGACATACACTTAGAACTCTGCTCAATAGTGACCATATTATGCCTGGTGATATTAACTTTCTACTAAAGAGTAAAGGTATACTTAGCCCATCATCTAATAAAAGTGAAACAGTGCCTTTACTTTCTTCAGTAATATTATCTCCTTCTGAACTAACTTCTTTATTAGAGAAAACAATTACACATGAAAAAAACCCAAAGCATAGAACATCCAATTTAACTTTATCTAAGCCTAATAGTGCTTGGAAAAAAGAAATTCAAAATATTAACTTTACTCCTTTAGCCATCGAGTTAGAAAAAGAGTTTAGTAGTATTAAATTTACAAAATATCCTAAATTTACATATGTTAATGATAAAGAAATAAAAATAGAATATGTAATAGAACGCTCAGATTTTTCAAAAGATATTATTTATAGAGAACAAACTTTTGAAGCAGATATTCTCTTACAAGAAACTGATGGGGAGCTTAATATTGATATATTTTCCACACATACTTGTAAAGAAACTGATGATATTAATAGTAGAATAATTAGCAGCCTAACAAAACAGTTAAAATCTCAAAAAATTATTGAGAAAGAGGATGTTGAAAAAATATTTTTCTCGGATTTCAATAATCGAGAAAGGATTCTTCTATTAAAGCGTTTTTCAGATACTAAAGGAAGCAAATTAACTCTAGGTAAAATCGTAGATGTACTTATCACTATTGATGAAACTATTCCTAATTTCCCTAAAGATAAAGAAATAGGTTGGATGAATAAGGTTATTAAGAATTTACGAATAAATGGTGATGATCTAGGACAATTACTTCTTATCTCGAATGAAAAATATCCTGATTATTTTATAATACGTGATATAAATATTATTTATAATCTAACTGATGGAGCAAATTCAGTTGAAATTAAAGTCAATTACAACTTTAATTTTAAAAGAGATATTAAGCAATCTGAACTTAGTTATGAAATTAATAGTATTAACTATAAAAATCCTATGAATGAAATAGCAAAAAGAGAAATTAGGAAAGTTATTAATAGAAATATATGTAACTTAATCAAAGGGCAAAAAAATTCGATCATTCAACAAAGAATAGCACTTGAAGCAAAAAAAGCTCCTACTATTCAAGATGACTTGGATTTAGCTATAGGAAATAGCTAAATTATTCATTATTTTTAAATTTAAACTCTCAATAAAAATAGATGAGTTTTTGCTTTTCACCCATAAAAGTTGAACTATTGGTTCTTGACTAAATTGAACCAATAGTTCATATTTATCTCGTAGACATTAAAAAGCACCCCTGCCTTCGAACTCATGGGTGCTTTGCATTACGCGAGGTAAGTATGAAACAAAACCCTATTCCTAGTCAAACCACATCACGCCTATATCAACACCCTACTGTTGAAGAACAGCGCCCTTCTCGTTTCGCTACCATTAAAGCGAATGTCATCGACTTCATTAAGTTCATTGCCCTTTCATTTGTTCTTTGGGTAATTGCTGTAGCTGCAGCATCTTGGATGATGGGAGGCTAATCATGAATGCTCAATTCAAACCACATCCAGATGGTGTTAAAGCCTATATCGGCCATGACCGCTTAACTGGTCTCTACTCTGTACGTATCGGCTGGACTGTTTATGCAGCGAATGCAAATGGCAGTGTTCTGTACACCATTAAAGGTGAAGTGAAAACTCCTTTAAATGTCGAAGAGTTTAAGGCGAAGCGCCCTAAGGTTTATACAGCCTTAATGAATGAGATTAACTTACAGCGCAAAAAAGCATTAGCGACTGCCCTACAACTTAGCAATATACCTTCGTATGACCGCAAAGCTTATAAGAAGAAGCGCGGCTTTACAGGTTCAAAATAAGGATAAGAAAAATGGCTCTACCTATTATTACTGCTGACCAAACATTATTAGTTCAAGCAATTATTGTGTACCTCTATGCTGATCCTGGCTTAGGTAAAACTTCGATAGGTTTTACTGCAGATAAAGCAATTTCATTTGACTTTGACCGTGGTGCTCACCGTACTGGCGAACTGCGTCGCGGTGCCGTTGTACAGGTTCAGCAATGGAGTGATGTAGCAAACCTTACTCCTCAAGACTTAGCACCTTATAACACTGTAGTTATCGACACTGTAGGCGCGATGCTTGAGTGCATTAAAACCCACTTATTGCTCACGGCTAATAACCGTCAAAAAGATGGCTCTTTAAAGTTAAAAGCTCAAGGTTTAGCGAATCAAACATTTAAGCAGTACATCAATACATTAATCAGTCTTGGCAAAGACGTTGTATTCATTGCTCATGCTTCTGAGGATCAAAACGGCGATCAAATTATTTATCGTCCAGATCTGGGCGGAAAAAACCGTAATGAGCTTTACCGTATAGCCGACATCATGGGTTATCTAACCACTGTAACGACTGGTGAAGGTAAAAATGCTCGTGTCATTAGTTTCAAACCGTCTCCTACTCACCATGCAAAAAACTCTGGTGCACTGGGCGGCGAAACTGGTGAAGTATGGGTTCCTGATCTTAAATCTAATCCAACTTTCTTAGCTGATCTTATTACTCAAGCAAAGGACCACATCAACACTTTAACACCGGCACAACTTGCAGCCGCAAAAGCCCAAGAAGAGTTAGAAAATTGGAAGCAAAGCTGTGAAGAGGCTGAACATGCTGGCGATCTTAACCAATTAACTGAATCGCTTGATAAAGAACACATGTATTACCAGAACATGCGTCAAACAATGTTAATGCGTGCTAAAGCCTTGAACTGCCAATATGACAAAGAAAGGAACTCATGGATTAGTCCACCTGAGTTTAATGGGATTACTGATAAGCAACGTGATCAATTACAAGCTTTTATAGATGAGCGCGGTTTAGACGTTAAAACCGTGTGTGAATACTTAGGAATAGATTCACTCATGCAAATCGAAGTAGTGAAACTACCAGCCGTTCAAGTAGAAATTGAAAAGCTTGCTAAGGGAGAAATTGCCTAATGAGCTTCCGTTACTCATCCTCAGCCCGAACACTGATTGTATTCGGCAACCTGATGAACCATTACTACGACAATGTGAATCCGTCTCAAATCGACAACTTGGTTGATGAGGCAAAATTTAAAGAAGCGACTTGGAGAAAGTAAAAACAATTTTAGAGCTGCAATGTTCTACATGAGTGACTGTATTGCTGACCCTCTGCGGTCACTCTTGAGAACATTGCAGTATTTAGGGGTAATTAGATAGGTAAAGGTATGGGAAAATATATAGTCGTTGTTGAAGCAGAAAAACCACCTCAGGTATTCATTCATGAAATCATTCCTAATGTTGGGAAAGTCATTGAAATGAAAGCTGAGGAAATACCGAACCGTGTTACTGCAGCATGGTTAATGGATCGCTATTGCCTGTCTCGTAAATTGATTATTGATGAGCTTCGTCCATTCAATAAAGGGACTGATGGCAAGCATCTTTACGATCCAAATGAAGTTATTCCTATCCTTGAAAATTTAAATAGGCAAAGACAGCAGAGGCAGTCGAGAAGAAAGAATTAAAAAAGGCGCTAGAAGCGCCTTTAATTCCACTAAAAATATAATATTATTAAACGTAGATTGATTACAAAACAATCTCTCCATCTATAAAACTAAAAAGGGAATAAAAATGAAAAAGATATGTTTGATAATACTTGCTTTAAGCTTGTTTTCAACAATTTTAAATGCAAGAGAACCCGCAGGTGTCAGAGAAAGTAAAGCAGCGGAACGAGGAGGTGGACCAACAGCAGGCGAAAGAGCATCTGAATAACAACGGTGGTTCTGCAAGTGAAAGAGATCGAGATCGAGGAAATAACCAAGCCCGAGGTGGACATGATCATGAAAAAGGAACACCTACTGAAAAAGATAGAAATCGCGGCGGGCACGACCATGAAAAAGGAACTCCAACAGAAAAAGATCGAAACCGAGGAGGAAATAATTAATTAACATTTTTGGCTACTGTTACAGACTTTTTAATTTTGTATGAATGAATAAAGGCGCTTATAGCGCCTTTATTCTATTTAATTCCTTTAAGTAATTGCTTTTTAAAATATTCAGCTGCTGCTTTAGTTTGCAAATCATTAAAACTTTCATATTTTGTGTGTTCGCGAATAAATTGATCTATTCTCTCTTGAGGAATTGCTTCAAAATCTTCAGGAGTTTCAACATTAAAGCCCGCCTTTTCGAATAGATCATCAATACTTTCAAAATCAGTATTCGATTGAATAAATCCCTCATTAAAAAGTGTGCCTAAAGATACTTGACTCTGTCCTTGTAATTTTTTTGCATTTTCAGTTAACTTTCTTAAACCTTTAAAGTTATCGCTCACTTTATTACCCCATAATAAAATATATGAGATAATACAATTACGCGTATTAATTAAAATTAGATAGAAAATAAGTATTTTGTTACAATAATTTAATTCGACACCACTTCGGCACCATTAAAATATAACCCGTTGTTATTTAATATTTATTATAACCTTGCCAAGGTTGGGGTCGCGAGTTCGAGTCTCGTTTCCCGCTCCAAAATTTAAAAACCACTTAATTCGAAAGAGTTAGGTGGTTTTTTATTGCCTTACTATTATGCCCTTTTAGTTTTTAAATTACTGATCAGAATATAAAAGATATGAAAAATATGATGTACGTCACACTTCCTAAATAATTAATCTATAATTTTTATCAAAAGATAAATTTTTTCAATACTAAGATAAAAATAGAAAAGTTAAAGATGATGGAAAATAAATTTGATATAGCCGTTCTAGGTGCTAGTTCATCAGGATTATTAGAATCAATTCCTAAAACTGTAGATATCTCACCACTTGTAGGCGTAGGTGTTATGGTTTTCGATGAAAGCGATAAAGTATTATTAGGTTTACGTATAAAAGCAGGGGAAGAAACCTCTTGGTGCTTCCCTGGTGGAAAGATCGAAGCTGGTGAAACTTTTGAGCAATCAGCCGCAAGAGAAGTTTTCGAAGAAACTGGTTTAAAATTGGATATACCGAATATCCAGCCTTTTACTGTACTTATCGATCAAGCTTCACCACGTATTAACACGACTATAGGCCTCTCTTTTAAATTAACTAATAGTACTTTGAAAGAACAAGTTATTGTAACTGAGCCGGATATTTTCGAATGTTGGAGTTGGTTCTCTTTATCAGATTTACCTCCTAATTTATTTCCAGCATCTGCAGCAATGATAAATGTATGGAAAGAAGAGAAACTTGCTGATTATTGGGCTTCATACCCTATCAAAGCAGAATGGGATGCTAAAACTCAAACTTTAACTTATAAAGGCAAAAAGATTGCCATAGGTGAAGAATTTGATTTAGTTGGTGGTTCAGGTCAATACGGATTAGATAACCATCAGGTTAAAAATTTAAGCCCTTCATGTGATCATAAAATTATTTGGTTCGCTGGATAACTAACCACTTTATTCAAAAGCAACAAAGGCTATTGAGGCGCAAATTTATCCTTATAAACTAGCACTTTTCTCTTTTGCTCGAATAAAAGCAGGTCTTTGCTGAATTTTATCTGAATAAACTTTTATTTTTAAATATTGCTCTTGTACACGTTCTTGCAATGCAATAATTGGAAAGCTCATTTGAATATCTGCAAAAGAAAAATCTCCAGCAAAAAAATCACGAGCAGATAAATGGCTTTCTAGAAATTCTATATGATCACTTACCCTCGGCGCGATATATCCAGATTTCACCCCATTCACAACTTCATTCGCAACAGGTTGAATCACAGGTGGAAATTTTCCTGAAGCCTGACTCAAAACAAGTTTCATAACCAACAATGGCATAAGTGAGCCTTCGGCATAGTGCATCCAATAATTGTATTGCATTAAATGCTCAGAATTTTGTGGTTTAAACTGCTTATTTACATCATATTTTTCCTGTAAATAATCTAAAATTAACGCAGATTCAGCAATCGTCAAATCTCCATCTGTCAAAATGGGTGCCTTACCTAAAGGATGTATTTTTTTCAGTTCATCAGGTGCAGCATAATGGGGCGTTCTTTTATAATATTTAATCTGATAATCAAGCCTTAGTTCTTCCAATGCCCAAAGTATTCTGAATGAACGAGAAAACTGTAAATGATGTAATGTAATCACTATTTTGTGATCCTTTTTACTTTATTTACATTCATTATAAGTATAAGAATCGTACTTCATAGTCATAAAATGTAATTCTTTATAGGCACTAAATAATCAAGGTTTTGATTTCTACGCTCCTAAGCATCATGTGGGTCATATGTGTTTTCAACCTACTGATAGCAAAAAAAATATTAAAAAAGGAACTAGGCCTAGATTATCCCTAATCATCTCTAGAAGTGGCAAAATAAACACCCTTACCGCTCATTTCACTATAGATTCCCTTATCATTTTTATACCACCGTTAACTATTTCAAACGACATCGTCCACCAACATGTGTAAATAGGAAAAACCATAAAGGTACCTATAAAATATTGCCTAATATTCGGAAAATCCGCAACCAACCTTCGTTATATTTTGATTTAGCCATACACATTATTAATTTATCCTATAAAAAAACACGGCGGAGATTAAAAATGCCAGCTATTAGATTGTTATTATCCGGTGAAAAAGAAGATTACAATGTTGCTTCTATCATAAAAGCTCTTACAGAAATAACCTGTGAAATTTTAGAAAAAGATAAAGATAGGACCATGATTATCGTAGATTTTATACAAAGAGATTTATGGTTTATAGGCTCTAATTCATTGGAAAGTTTAGAAAAAAATTCTTTCAAAATTGATATAACTGTCACAGATGAGACTTGTACTAAAGATCAGAAAGCATCCTATATTAAAGAAGCACACAATTTATTGAATCAGTATGTAAGTCAATTGCATGAACATTCAAATATCCATATCATTGATTGTCGAGGTGGTGCGTATGGGTATGGTGGCATAACCCAAGATTATCTATATTATAATAAGTGAATTTTACATAGATTATGAGTTTAATCTTATCGATGGTAAAAAATACAAGGATAAGCACCCATTATTTATTTAAAAGTATTAGAGCTATTTTGAATGCAGAAGTTCTACCAAGAGTTAATAACTCTTGTGAGTTGGCTTACTTTCTCACTTAATACCTCTGCTTTAATTGTAAAAAATTATTCGACACCACTTCGGCACCATTAAAATATAACCTATTGTTAATTAATGTTTATTATAATCTTGCCAAAGTTAAATTCACAATTTCGAACCTGTTTTCCACTCTAAAATAAAAAAACCACCTAGTTTAAAAAATTAGGTGGTTTTTAGTATCGGTTAGTTAGCTACTCTCACTAACACCCTCATATATTTTTAGCTAATTCTTTTGCTAAACATTGTTCATGCCAAGTGGTTTGAAAATTTTCGACAGCTTTTGACTTAATGAGAGGGTCTTCAAATAATTTTGAAGAATATGCAGATTTGATAAGCTCTTGATAAAGTTGTTTGGCTTGTTGCTCTTCAAGATGATCGGCGATGTCGTGCAACTCTTTAGCTGGCACTTCATGTTGTCTAGCATCCATCACCCCACTCGCTGCTTTCTTCACAGTTTCACAGTAATGAAGTTCCATGGCTTCTGATGCTGC